GAGGCCGACGCTCGACCCCCAGTCGACGTGCGACCAACCCACCGCTCGGAGAGCCACCCTGAAGACATCTTGAACCCCAAGACCGGCGGCGGGTGGCTCGCCGGCAAGCCCAAAGGGATGCTCTACTGTGAGCACGAGCCGGCGCACATGCAGAAATTCCAACGGGCGGGCTGGAATACCATGAAAGCGAACAAGTCGCTTGACGAGGGCATCCCTCACGTCCGTAGCCGGCTCGAACTCGACGACGAGCGCCGCCCTGGACTCCTCGTTTCCGACAAGTGCACCGAGTTGATTCAGGAGTTCCTGAGTTACCAAGAGGAGCAGGTCGGCAAGAAGGCTGCCGTCGACCACTGTCTCGACGCCCTTCGGTACGCGCTATTCACCGACGACAGCACTGAAACTGGCCGCGTCTCCGTCCCGAGCGCCTGGTAATCAACGTTCCCTCCAATTCATGAGTTCTGATTCCGACGACGAGAGCGAGCCGCAGGTGTGGCGCGGGCCGGACCTCCCGCAGGCCCGCACCAACGCCATGTACGGCGGTCGCTCGGGTGTCCTCTCGCGCAGCAACTTCGACGGCCTGCTCGACGATGCGCGCTCCCCGAAGATGTGGGACGCGCTCGGGTATCCACGCGAGAACCAGCTCACGTTCAACACGTGGCTGACGTACTACCTGCGCGGCGGTCCCGTCTCGGGCCTGCTCGACAAGTTCGTCAACGACGCCTGGCAGGGCCGCCCGGACATCGTCGACGACGAGCCCACCGAGGGCGACGACGAGGACGATCAGACGGACTTCGAGACGGCCGTCGAGAACCTCTTCGACAACAACGCCCCGAACAACCCGCGGCGCACACTCCTCCGCGAGGCGCTCAAGCCGCGGCTGATGGCGGCCGATCTCCTCGCCCGCCTCGGCCAGTATTCGGTGATCGTCGTCGGGATCAAGGACGACCAAAGCGTCTCCGAGAAACTCGACAGCGACGACAGCCGCGACCTCTCGGACCTCGCCTACATCGAACTGTATCCTCAGAACAAGATCGACTTCACCGTCAGTAAGGACCTCGATGACGATCGGTACGGCCGCCCCGACTCGTACACCATCACCGACGCGAACACCGAGACGAGCGACGTCCACCATACCCGCGTGATCCACATCGCGAGCAACACGCTCGTCGACCCCTACCGCTCGATCCCCTTCTACAAGAACATCATCAATCGGATCACGGACATGACGAAGATCTACGGCGCGAGTGGCGAGGGCTACTGGCGCGGTGGCTACCAGGGGATCGTCATGAAGCCGCCGGAGGCGATCAAGGAGATCGGCGGCACCACGCAGCGCGTGCCGACGGAGTTTCAGGACGGCGGCGATGCCCTCGCCACTCAGATCTCGAACTACGTCGATCGCTTCGACCGGACGATTCGCTCGAACGGCGAGATCGAAACTCTTGGCGCGGACATCGCCAGTCCCGCCGACCACATGGACATCCAGTGGGAGGCAATCGCCGCCGCGAAGGACATCCCCCAGAGCATCATCAAAGGCAACGAGACGGGCGAGCGCGCCACCACAGAGGATAACGCCGACTGGCGATCGAGCGTGGCCGGCGATCGGGATAGTTATCTCGAAGCGCGCATCCTCCGCCCACTGCTCGACCTCCTCATCCGGGCGGGCATCCTTCCCGAACCCGACGGCGAGACGTACACGATCGAGTGGCCGGCCCTGAGCGAACTCTCCGAGCAGGAAGAGGCCGAGATCATGGAGCGCAAGGCCAACGCCATCAACACGGCGACGGGCAAGAACCCCCAGCAGGACACCACCACCGCGGAACGCCGCAAGCAGATCTACGACTGGAGTCCCGAACGCGGCTCGGAGGCCCCGGATCACGTCGAAGCGCAAGACGAACGCTCGCCCGGCGAGCTGGACGCGGCGATAAATCTCGACGCCGAGGCTGAGGCCGCCTCCGAGGGAACAGCCAGCCCGGCCACGGCACCGAGCGGAATGGCCGGCACCGTCCGCGCCAACGCCGACGAACCTGACGGCAAGTGGCGGGACACCTCCGACGACACTACTGACGACGAGGAAGAATGAGTACCTCTGCGAATGGGCCGGCGCAGGGGCCACGCCAGGACCCCACGCAGACGACCACTCAAAGACGAACGCTCCGGCAGGACCTCTCGGGTCGCACGCGCGACGTGCGGGGCGCAATCCGCCGTCAGATCGAGAACGCACAGTCACAGGCCACACAGGCCGGCGCGGGTGCTGGCCCCGTCGCAGCGGGCCTCGTGGGCGCTGCGGGTGGCCTCGCAGCACTCCGTTCGATCGGCGCGCTGCGGGACTGGCTCACCCGGCTGTTCGACGAGTACCTTCTCGAACCTGCGACGGGCCGGCAGGTCCAGGCCGGCCAGCACTGGACGTCATCGTACACGCACCACTCCTACGAGACGGGGCTCCGGCAGGCACGCTCGGCCCTCCGCACCCGCGAGTACGACATCGGCGATCGGGGGGCGAGTGCGGCCATCACCGACCAGCCCCACGAACAAGCCCTCCAGCGGCAGTACGAGCAGGCCTACTACGACCTCGAAGACGCCGTCGAGAACACGAAACAGCAGGTCACGCGCACCATCGCCGACGGTGGGTATATCGAGGCCGAGTCGGGCGAGTTCAACAAGCGCGAACTCATTGCCGACATCAACACGGAGATCGAGGCGCAGTTCGGCACGCGCATCCGGATGGTTGCGGCCATCGAACCCGTCGATGCGGCCAACGAGGCGGCACTCACGGCCTATCAGCGCGCCGGTGTCGAACAGGTGGGCGTCGAACCCGAAGCTCCGGACGAAGCCGGCGAACAAGACCTCGACTGGGTGACGGCGGGCGACTGGCGCGTCTGTCTCGAATGTCGTGGCCTGTCGGTCGACGGCCCGTACCTCCTCGAAAACGTCCTGAGTGGGGACGCACCGCGGCCGATCCGCGATTCGCATCTCGGCTGCCGGTGCTTCCTCCTGCCGCTTTGATACCATGACTCTGCGACTCAACAGCGCCGGCAACCCAGTCACGGGCGAACCCCGGCACGAGACTGAGGACGGCACCGACTACCTCGTGGTGCCGGTGGCTTCCTCGCAGGAGCAGGTGCTATCGTACCCCGACGACCCGAACGCCTACGATCGCGAGTTCCTGCCGGGCGACGAACTCGACGAGGCGGTGGGGCGGACGAACTCACTCCCGATTTCGCTGGATCACCCGACGGCCGCCCCGGCAACACCGCCGTCACCAGCCACGCCCGACTCGGGGCCGACCACTGTCGGCGAGTATCGCGACCTCCGGACGAACAGCGAGGGCAACAAGGCGCTCGGTGAGCTGTGGCTGCCGACCGACCAGCGCGACTCGCACGGCGAGCAGTACACCGAGGCGTTCGACACGCTCGAAGACGGTGGTGAGTGGCCCGTCTCACTCGGGTACAGTATCGGCGAAATAGATGCGTCCGGAGGGCGGTACAACGGGCAGGATTACGACGCCGTCCAGAAGTCTCTGACTCTCGACCACCTCGCGCTCGTGATGAACGGTAAGGCGCGGTGTTCGGTGGACGCTGGGTGTGCGGCCGGACGCGCAAACGCCCAACCCGAGGAGTGGACCGAGGCCGCCCGCGGCACGCCTATCGGTACGGGCGACAGTCTAACTATGAGCGATCAGCAGACTATCGAGCGGGACAAGGGCCGCATTGCAGGCGCGCTCGAAACCCTCGGTTCGGCAATCGGCGTTGGTGTTGAGACACGAGTGAATGCGCGATCCGAAGCGCGCACGCCGGAGTACGACTCGACACTCGCGGAGGACGACATCGATGACGGCGAGTTCGTCAGCACCCACTGGATGCTCGATGACTACATCGATGCCTACGCCGAGGAGTCTGACGAGGACGTCCCTGCGGACGTCCATTCAGCACTTTCGCCCGGCTTGTCGGATGAAGCCCGAGAGTGGATCACCAGCCACACGCTTCTCGGCAATGCTGATGCTGGCACCGAGTCCAACCTCCTCGTTTTCAACGTAGTCTCCCCGGACGGCGTCCTCCACGAATCAGAACTCCGCGACGTGCTTGGATCTGATGGCGCACGAGAGACGCTCCCCGAAGCCGTCCGCGAGTCGGCGCGCGAAGAAGCCCAACGCCTGTTGGACGAGGAGTTCGACGACGACGGCGACGACGACCGGCAGAACGCTTGCGAGTCGCGGGACGCCCCCGACGAACAATCCTCTGACGAGTCGGCGGATACCGACACTGCGGACACCACGGACACCACTTCTGATACCATGACCGACACCCTCCCGAGCGACGACGACATGATCGACTACCTCGCCAACGAGACGGAGTTCGACCGCAAGAACGCGGAGAAACTCCGCGGTGAGGACTGCCTCGGCCTGACCTACGAGCGATTCAACGCCGAGGCCGACGCCGGCGGCGAGACCACCGAAGGCGACACGACCGAGGCTGACACCACCGACTCCCCGGGCGAACCCTCGATTGACGACACCGAGGGCAACGAGGCTGACGCCGAGGAGAGCCGCGGCACGTCCGAGGAACCCGATAATGAGGATGCAACTGTGACCTTCGAGAGCAAGGAAGAACTCGCCGACTTCGTCGACGAGCAGATCGAACGGCGCGAGAACAGCAAGGAGTGCGACGACATCCGCGAGGAGATTCGCGCCAACTCCGAACAGTTCGGCGAGGGCGACCTCGTTGAGGCGAACAAGCCCACTCTCCTGTCGATCCGCGAGATGGTCGTGGACGAGCGAGAGAACGCCCAGGGCGATTCGTCTGCCGACATGGGGCCGATCCAGACGCAGGGTCCGGTTCGGCAGAACGCGGAACTCGACACCGAAAACGCGCCTGACACGCCCGTTGCGGGCGACCCGTGGGGCGATTCGGGCGGCAACACGGAGGCTGACGACTAATGACTCAGAACGGCTACGAAACCCAGAACGACCCCCAGCGCGTCGTCGTCAACGCACACCACCTCAAGGCCCAGCACGAGGCCGAGACGGTGGGCACTGTCCGAGCGGGCCACCTCGTCGAAGAGACGGCGAACGGCGTCCAGCCGCTCTCGGTCGACGGTTCGCGACCCGGCCGCATCCTCATCGCACTCGACCTCCCTGGCCGTGGCTACCAGCACGGCGATGCGTTCCCCGAAGGCGAGACGATCGAGTACGCCGAGGTGACTGGCGGCGCGGTGCGCGGCCTCCTCGCCACCGGCAACAACGTCTCGCTCACCGACGACCTCACGTCCGCGGGTGACGGCACCGTGCGGGCGATGACTGGCGACGGCAGCGACACTGCGGTATTCCAGGTCCCCGGCGATGAGCCGGTGAACAAGTCCTACGGTATCGATACGACCGGGGCGAGCGATGCGCAGCTCGTCCACATGGAGGTGACTCACTAATGTCTGGAGCAATGGTCAACGGCGAAATGAACAGCACGAGCGACGGTAGCATCTCCGGCGGCGTCGTTCGGAACGGCGACATCGACATCCCCCGGCACGCGGCGGCTCAGATCGCCGACGCGCGGGCGGGGCGGAACAACGCCCGGCAGAACGCGATTCAGGAGGGTGCCCTCCCCGAGGACGCCTTCGCCGACATGGACAACGCCATGTACGGCCCGTTCCGCCAGATGACGAAGCTGTGGTCGTACTGCCGGCGGAAGAACCTCACCCGCGAGTTCGACATCCGCAGCCAGCTCATCTCGTGGAACATCCGCGACGACGCGGGCCGCTCGACCGTCGACATGGACTTCAACACGGAGTCGAGCAACCTCTCACTGGAGTTCGGCAAGGACGCGGCCGCAATGCCGCTCATCCAGGTCGACTACAAGACCGGCTTCCGCGAGCGTCCCTCGCCGGACGCGCCGATGGGGTCGCAGGTTGACGTCGACGAAGAGAAAGCTGGTGCCGGTGGCCGCATCATCGCCGAGACGGCCGAGCAGATCATCTCCGGCAACCCTGGCGGAACCAGCCCGGCCGACCACATCAGCGTCGACTGGCGCGGCACCAGCTTCGGCGTCTCGTCGCTCACCGACGCCGAGCGCGTCAACACGACCACCTTCGACGCGGCGTGGGATACCGATCTCGCGCAGATCCGCAAGTCGTTCAAGAACCTCCGAGCGATCCTCAAGAACGACAACAACGTCAAGGCCGGCGATGTCGGCTATGACGTCTTCCTCGGCGAGGACTACTACGACCTCCTTGACGAACCGGACCCGAGCGGCAACGGGAACATGCTCGTCCGCGACCGGGTCGAGGAACTCTCGAACATCAACGAGATCGAGGAACTCGACTTCTTCCCCAGCGACGGGATGCTGATGCTCCGGCCGACCCAGGACGTCTTCGAACTGGGCGTCGCCCAGAACCCCCAGAACACGCAGTGGGGCGACCACGCCTACACGGACGAGTTCAAGGCCCACGCCGCACTCAGCCCGATGCCGAAGGTGACGATGCAGGGTCAGAGCGGAATCGTCTACGCGACGGCACCGTAAGCCAATGGCTGACGATCGGTTCACTCTCCCCGAAGGGGCCACGAACCACTACCGCGATGGTGAGCCGGTCGAACCCGGCGAGCCGTTCACGCCGACCGAAACCGAACGCGAACTCCTCGGCGACGTTCTCGTTCCTGTTGAGTCGGACGAGAGCGCGGACACCACCGCTGACTCCGCCGGCACCTCGTCCGCCACCGACGAGACCACCGAGGCCGTCAGCGAGGACGACAGCCACGGCGCGGACGCCGCCGATCCCGACGACTTCACCGCGTTGAAGGGCATCGGCCCGGCGACGGCCGATCGCCTGCACGAGTCGGGCTACCGGACGTTCGATGACCTGCGTGACGCGAGTGTCGACGAGCTGGCCGGCGTCCAGAACGTCTCGGAAGCGAACGCCGAGAAGATTCACGAGCAACTGGCCGACGGCGAGGTCTAAGCCCATGCCACGCTATCTGATCGAGTCCGACTCACCGCCGATCGAACACGACGGCGAACGCTACGGGCCGGGCGACGAACTCGTCATCCCTGTCACGTCGGCGGACCACCTCCGCGATCGCAAGGGTGTCGAACTCCACCAGATCGAGGACGAGGCCGACGACGAGCCCGAACCCGCCGAGCCCGACGACCTCACGCGACTCGATGGCATCGGCTCGGAGCGAGCGGATGACCTCAACGAGCGAGGCTACCGAACGTTCGAGGACATCCGTGCGTCGGACAACGACGCCCTCGCTGAAATCGGCGGCATCACGGCCGAGAAGGCCACGGGACTGATCGTCGAAGCGAACGACCTCGTGACTGGCGGCGCGGAGGGGTGACTGCTCGTGTCGAGCAGTAGCTACTCGCCGAAGTATGGCGTGAGCCCGGAGGAACTACCGTTAACCGATCCCTCCCGATTCGCCGACCAACCGGAAATCGTCCTCGATTCAATCGAGTCGGCAGAGGACCAACTCGAATGGGATGTCAATAGCGGCGAGAAGATCCAGACGCCCGAGGGTATCCACGCGAAGGCCGTGCGGGAGTACGCAACCTACGACCTCAAACTCCCCGCGGCTTCGCCCGGATCGCGGCGTGAGGGTGACGCGGCCGACGACGGCCAGCGCCGCCTCGCCGTCGCCAAGGAGTACCGATCCCGGTACGAGGACACTATCCAGATGATTCTGGATGTCGACAAAGGCGAGGACGCCGATCCCGAGTCGTATGCAGTCGCCTTCGGCTTCGAGAGCTACTGACAGTGACCTCATTCTCTGGCTTCGAGGAGTTCGCGGACGATCTTCGAGAGTTCGCCGAGGAGGCGTCCGAGGCGGCCGCCAAGACGCCCGAAGCGGTGGACGAAGGGGTGGCTACCACCGCCCGCCACGGCAGCGCACAGGCGGCCTACTACGCCCCACAGGACACTGGCGAACTCGCCCGCGACATCGAAGCCTATCGCCGCGGCCTCATGTCGTGGGGCTGGGGGACCGATCTCGAACACGGCCCGCCCCAAGAGTACGGGTCGGGACTCCACGGCCCCGAGGGCGAGAAGTACCCCATTGAGGGCGACCCGCTCGTCTTCGAGGGTGAAGACGGCCAGACGGTGGTCACGGACAAAGTGATGCACCCTGGAGTGGAGCCCTCCCCGTTTGTCCGCCCTTCGTTTAATGACGTTCGGAGTGAGCTGGAAGAAAACATCAACGCCGAACTCGATCGGGTCTACGAGCAGGTCTTCTCCTAATGGTCAACGCCGACACCATCCTGCACGCCATCGCCCGCGCACTCCGGAGTGCCAACGGCGTGGATGACGACATCGAATACGTCGTCAAGGAACTCGACGGTGACAACAACGACTCGGCACAGGGCCTCCCCAACGCCACGATCCAGGCCACCGATCGCAATCGCCGGAGCCAGACGCCCGAGGAGACGCCGATCACCGACGACTCCGGTGGCAGGATAGGCACGTTCTACAGAGTACCAATCTCGATGGATGTCCAAATCGAGGTTCGGACGGACGCCGGGCCAGGGACGCACGATGCGACCACGCTCGGCGAGGCAATGGAGGACGAACTCTATCGCTACGACGCGGAGATTCGCGGTACGGATTTCATGGATGCCGAGGGCAACCCTCTCGTCGAGATCAACGAAGTGCGGATCGATCCCGAGGCGGCGCGTGACGACCTCGATACCTCGCCGGGCATCCGGCAGTGGCTCACGACGATCGAAGTCGACTACAATAAGACGCTCGACTCGACCGAGGTCTTTGGGCCGCAGGAGTATGTCTCTGAGGTCATCTCCCCGCAGTACGGCGACTTCGACGCGACGGGCGATGGCAACGAAGTCGAGTTCGACGCCCGCGATCACTACACGACCAACTGATCTGATCTACTATGCCTTCTACAGCAATCGAACCGCACGAAGCGTTCCGCGACCTCATCAACATCCTCAACGAAGCGGACCACGGGTTCACGAGAGTCGAGTTCACCGGCCACGGAAGCGAGTGGCAGGGCGGCAAGTTCGAGGCGACGCTCGTCGGTGGGTGGCAGGAAAATGCCGAGCGGTACATGAACACCGACCTCGACGCGGCCGAAGCAAACCTCCAACAGACGCTCGAAGATCACGAGTTCGCGTTCTTCGAGGACGGCTTCCGATTCGAGGCGTCTGATGAGGAGGATTACGATGGGATGTACGAGGCCACGCTCACGCTCGCGCGATTCACTGACGACTGACTCCTTCTGAGGCTTTTCTCCGGCTTTCTGACAGCAGCGAGCATCGCCTAGCGACTACCACACCCGGCACTCAGACCGGGATTCACACACTCACGACACTCATGTCAGCACGACAGTACGGAACGACCCCCGGCACGAGCCTCAGCGTTAGCTCGTATCCCTACGCCGGGGCCGGCAGTGGCGAAGCGATTACGCACGTCATCTTCGGGCGCGGCGACCCCGCAAATGGCGCGGCGAGCGTCAACGACCCGACGAAACTCAGCAATGCCGTCAACGCCGAGACGCAGTTCGGCGAGGGGACGCGCCTCGAAGAGGCGATGCGCAAAGCCTCACGCAACGGCGCGGATCGGGACTCTCTGTACGGCGTGATGTGCGAGGAGATCGCCGTCACGGCCGAGTCTATCGCCGGCGGGTCGGGCCAACTCACGAACTTCCCCGTCGCACCGATCAACGACCCGAGTCAGATCACGGCGACGAACGTCACGCAGAGTGCGACCGTCGACGTGGACTTCGGGTATAGCTCTACTCCCGTCACGAGTTCGTCGAACGCCGAGGTCGTTATCAACCCTTACACGGGTGAGTTCGAGGCCACCACGTCCGACGATTACGAGGTGGACTACGCGTATCTCGACTGGCAAACCGCCTTGGCTGCTGCCGACCCAATCGTCCAAGAGGACGAGGCAGCACTCTACCAAGTCGAGAGTTGCTCGACGACGGTGGGCGAGCTGCTCGACGCGAAGATCGAGGAACTCCGGCCGCACTGGCGACTCCTGAATGGCCTCCTTGGCGCGGAACCCAACACCACAACCAGTGGTGGCGACCCCGAGATCGATGTCGGGACCTACTCGCACAACTTCGACTCGGACGCCCTGTTCGTCGCCGGGCCTGTCATCCGGCCGAACGGCTGGACGATCCTCGGGGGCATCGGTGGGAAGATGGCCGGCAACGACATGACCGACCCGATCCTCGGGCGCGAGGAACCCATCCACGGCTACGCCGAGGGGCCGGAACACGGCCTCCTGTTCAACGAGGACAACCCGCTCCGCGACCAGGGTGTCATGCCCGTCGCGCAGTCCAACGACACCATCTATCTCGATGGGAACGACTCGACGTACCAGTACGACAGCGGGACGGCGAACGACCCCGACTCGCTGCCGACGTGGACGCGGGACTACTACCGCCGCCGGATCGTCGACCAGCTCATCTCCTACGGCCACGCCGCGGGGAAGGTGGGCGAGAATCGCGTCATCTCCGAGCCCGAGCGGACGCTCAAGATGATCCGCGAGGCATACGTCACCGAAATCTCGCGGATGCAGAGTCGCGGCCTCCTCCAGCGGGCGAGCAACGAGGATCAGAACACGGAGGCCGGCACGCAGAGTTCGGGCGATCCGAACGCACAGGCCTCTCGGACGGGCGAGGACGGTGCGTACTTCGTCGAAGCCTCGAAGATCGGCGTCGACACGGTGGGACTGTCCGTGCGGGTCGCGCCGACGGGCATCGTGAAGGACGCCCAGATCGATCTGAGCATCGCCCGCGGTTCGCAGGCGATTCAGGGCGGCGCAACCTCGTAAGTGGCGATTCTGACTGACTGACGACCGACACTCTGAGATTCATCTACACCTATGGCACGTAACCAGAAGACCGTCCGCTCGAAGGAAGGGACGCTCACCATCGGCAACCAAGACATCGACGTGACGAACGTCGAAGCAACGATCGAAATCAGTCTCTCTTCGACGGACTGGAGTAACCGGCCCGAACAGTACACGGGCTGGACCTCCGTTCACACGACCGGCACCTACGAGTGGGAGGGTGTTTCGTCGGAGGCCGAGACGGCACTCGTCGATACCAATGGCCACCCGCTCGAAGAGGACGCCGAGATCCAGTTCAACAACCCCAACGGCTCGTATGTCTTTCGCGAGGTCTACCCCGCGAGCGTGGCTCCGTCGTGGGACATGAGTTCGTTCGCGGAAGGCTCTGTCGAGTGGGAAGCTGACATCGCCCGGCTGCCATAGCGCAGCCGAACCACCTCCTCTCCTGACGTATCCCTACTACTCCAATGTCTGAATCTAACTCCACTGGCGCGGCACCGGATCGCGGCCCGAACAGCGACGGCGACACCGACATCGACGGCGCGAATGCCGGTGCCCAATCCCAGTCTGACGACTTTGATACCAGCGGTGGCTCCGCACTCACCGAAGAGCCCGAACCCGTCGATGGCGACCTCTCGCCCGAAGAGCAAGAGCGAATGTGGGACGAGACCGTCCGCGGGACCGATAGCTCGCCGGACAATCCCACCGCGTACTTCCCGATTGAGGGCCACGACGAGATCGAGTTCGAGATCCGGCCGATTGAGCGCCGGAAGATGAGTTCGCTCAAGCGGCGGTTCCCGCCCGGACTCCTCCGCGCGATCCAGCAGATGGCCAACGACGAAGAACCCGAGATCGCCCGCGACACCAATCCGACCGAGGACGAGACGGATGCTCTCGAAACGACGATCAAGCGATCGTTCCACCATCCGAAGATCTCGCCGCACCAACTCCAGCAGGACATGGACGAGCGGTGGGGGCAGATGGCCGTGAATAAGGCTGCCGTCCTCGCAATGGCCGTCTCCCAGGAGTCGCGCGAAGTCCAAAACTTTCGCGTCGACGGATTTGGGGCGTAACCTCTACGAAGTCTATCTGGAGGAAGGGTTCTGCGGCGTCGACGGCGTCGGGGACATGACTGCCACGCAGTATGAATTTGTCCTCGCGTCGAAACGCGACAAAGCCGAACGCAAGCAAGAGGCCCAGGAGAAGGCCCAGCGCCGCGCGCAACGTAGCCACTGACGCAGTTTTCATACACACTTCTATACATCTATGCCAGCCGACAAAAGGCTCTCTGCCGCCCTGAGTGCAACCGAGGACGTAACGGATTCCTTAGATTCGATCGCCGAATCCGCACTCGGTGCTGCGACGAACTTTGAATACTTAGATGAAAGCGCAGAGAGCGCCGCCGATTCGCTGGACGATGTCGCCGACGAGGCCGACGACGCTGGCAGCTCGCTATCGGGCATTAGTGACAATGCCGCCACGGCAGCGGCGAGTCTCGAAGCGAGCGAACAGGCGGCCGACGAAGCCGGCGACGAGTTCACCGAAACCACGGCCGAAGCAGCGGGTCTCTCGGCCGCTCTCGCGGGCGTCTCGGGGATGTCCGTCGGCACTATGTCGGCCGGCGTGGACGTGCCCGATGATGTCGATGCACCGGCTATGCCCGACGGCGGCGTGATGGACATCGGCGCGTCGATGCCCGACACGTCCGGACTGGACTTCGGCGGCGATCAATCGCTGAATCTGAACGTCGACGGCACCGATGAACTCACCGCAATGGGCGGTGCGGGCCACATCGCCGCCGAGGGTCTCGACGCCTTCGAGAGTTCGTCCATCTCCGCCGCCACCAGCTCGGCACTCGCGGCCTCGCGTGCCGACGAAACGGGTGATAGTCTCTGGGGCGCGGTGCCCGGTGGCGAGGCCATGTCGGGCGCACTGGATAGCGTCCGCAACTCGGCGATGGGCGCGATCCCAGGCCTCCGGGGGGCTGGCAACGCCGCCGACGAAGCGGGCGATGAAATGTCCGAGGCGGCCGCCGAGAGTGTTGCTCTGTCTGGCGCTCTCAAGACCACTGACAGCGCGGCGAGCGGCCTCGGAACCGAGATGTTCGGGCTACACGGTAGCCTCGGGTCGGTGGCCGCAGTCGCCGGCCCACTCATCGCCACGCTCGGCGCACTCGTCGGCCCGCTCGGCGCGGTAGGTGCCGCAGCCGGTGGTGCAGGTGCGAGTCTTGCCGGGCTATTCGGCGCTGGCCTCATGGCCGAGGCGGAGTCGATGGTCGGCACGACAGCCGAAGTCGGCGGCGAGATGACCGAGCTGGAGAACAAAGGCGATGCAGTTGAGGCAATCTTCGACAACGTCAAAGACCGTGCCGGGGAGATGCTTGCCCCACTCCAAACTGCCGAGACGGCCACGTTCTTCCAGAACGTCCTTGACACGGGACTGACAGTATTTCAGGACTTCGTGACGATGACGGAGCGGCTGATGGGGCCGCTGTTCGACATGACTGATCGTCTCGGCGAGGCGTTCGCAATGGAAGAGCCGCGCTTTTTCGCGGAGTTGGAGGCGACTACCGAGTCCATGCTCGGCCCACTCGGCGACCTCGGCATCTGGCTCCTCGGGGCGATTCCCGACGGGCTCAAGTGGGTCCGCGAGGAAGGCCTCGCGCTGATACCAGTAATCAGTAGCTTCGCGCTCAGTACACTCGACCTCGCCGTTGGACTTGCCGAGGCAGGTGCAGCGATCTGGAACGTGATCGGCCCGGCGCTAGGCTTCCTGTTCGACACGGCAACGGGCGTTCTGGGTGTGTTCAACTCGCTCCCGCAGCCGATCCAGAACGCGGGCGTCGTCGCTGGGATCGCCGCCGGGGGGATGTACCTTCTCGGCGGGGCCCTCTCGGGCGTCACACTAAGCGCGATCTCTCTGTCGGCGGTCCTCGGGGCGATTAGCTGGCCGATCGTCGCCGTGGGTGCGCTCGCTGGAGCGGCCTACCTACTCGCCGACCACTTCGGCCTCATCCAACCGATCGTGAATGCTGTCGGAGCCACCTTCAACTGGTTCGGCGGAGTTCTGGCGAGCACATGGAACACCGCGATCGGCCTCACAGAAGGTTTCATCAACACCCTCTTTGGAATTTACGATGTATTGGGGCCACTCGGGCCGCTCCTCATGCCGGGAATCGCAGCCGTCAAAGGTCTCATGTGGGCGTTCAACAACCTTGGCGGGATCGTCGACTGGGTCGGTGGGAAGTTTGCCGGACTGATGTCGTGGCTCGGCAAGGGGTGGCAGAAAACGACCAAATTCATCGGTGGGCTGATCGACGACGTCGCCAAATGGTTCGAGGGGATGATAAACGACGCTATCGGGGTGCTGAACTCGATGATCGACACCGCGAACAAGATCCCCGGTGTCAATATCAAGACCACCTTAGAGCCGGTCGACCTCGGCGAAGTCGGCAGTGGCGGCTCTGGCGGCGGTGTCGATCTCTCGTGGGCGCAGACTGGTGGCGGCGGTGGCGGTGGTAGCTCCGGCGGCGAGGGTGGCGGGTCGGGCTCCGGCGGCCAGTCCCCGCCCCCAGCAGGCGGCGGCCAGTCGCCCCCGCCCGCGAGTGCAGGTGGCGGCTCTACGTCGGTCTATCAGGATAACCGCGAGGTGACTGTCGACGCTCGTGGCAGCGACATGAGTGAAGGCGAGATCGAGTCCGTCGTCGAGCGCGCACTCGACAAAGACAACCGCCGCAACCAGCGCAATCGGAAGCGCAACTACCCATCGACGTAGGGATTTAAACAAGTAGCCCACGAAATAAGAGTATGGAAGAAGTCGCCAGCGTGGACGAACTCCCGCAAAAACTCCGCAACCGTCTCGAAGGGTTACTACGGAACGACGAGTCGTTCATCCTCGCACTCCACAACACAGGGTTAGTCAGTAAACTAAACTCGCTGGTGTTCGCCGTCACCGATCGCCGATTCATCGTCTTGAACAAGTCGCCATTCAACGAGAAGCTGTCCGAGATTCGGATGGCAAACCTCTCCCGCGTCGAATACGAGTCGAAATACTCACTCGGCAAGCTCGTCCTTGAAGGGAGCGGCGTAGACGAAGAATACCAGATCGAGAGAGGCGACGCACGTATCCTCGCCGACGCGATCCGCGCCCAACTCGACCACCCAAAAGAAGCGGTGTGACAAACACTTTCACCATGCTCTCGGCACTACTATAAGGGACCACCGTCTATTATTTTCCAACGAAGCACGGTATCGCCGTTCGGAGAAAACGGCCGGTGGTCAGACACCGACCGTGCTTGGTTGGGTCCAAGCATGACAGAGTACGACGCCGATGACAATAGCACTGACGGTGAGGGATACGAGTGCCTTGACTGTGGCAGGGAGTTCCCATCCAACCGGTCGCGCGCTATGCACGGGAACAAGTCAGACTGCGATGTCTGCGCCCCGTGGGATAGCGAGAAACTCCTGCGTGAGGCATACATTGAAGAGAGAATGTCGATAAATGAGATAGCGGCCCATTGGGACGCTTCCTACACAGCCATCCAAGGTGGGTTGGACAAGAACGACATCAACCGCAGAGGCCACGGATGGCGTGAGAGTACGATAGAGGAAAAGAAGGCCGCTCCCGAGTACGACAACGGACACCTTCTCTGGGAACTGTTCATAAATCGCCAGAAGACGCTACAAGAGATCGCCAACGAAGCAGGGTGTTGCCGGCAAACAATCAGAAGCCGCCTCAGGGAGCATGATATCGGCGGCGAAGACTACCGGAAGCCGCAAAACCCAGGTGGGTATGAGATTCTCGACAACCCCGAGGAGATGGAACGGTTATACGTCGGTAAAAAACACTCAATAAATACAATAGCTGAGGACCTCGGCTTCTCTTTTTCAACAGTACGGCAAGCATTACTCAGCCACGGTATTGAAACCCGGTCTGATACGGCCCACATAGGAGAGGGGGAAGACAACCCACGCTGGCAGGGTGGCAAGGCCGAAATAGAATGTGAGCAATGCGGTAAGATCGAACCAGTAAAACCAGCGCGGTTGGGGAGGGCCAGGTTTTGCTCACGGGGGTGTAAGGATCGATGGCAATCGGAAAACGTGTTCGGCCAAGACCACCACCAATGGCGTGGCGGATATTGCACCCGGGAGGCGGTGAAGAAGCTCATCCGTGCCGAGACGTGGGAGACTCAAACCGCGCCCCGAATACGCGAGCGCGATAACCACGAGTGCCAAGTCTGCGGTAAGCACACCTCCGAACAGGACCGCGCGCTCACAGTCAATCACCTCCCGGCACTCCTCGATGGTGGGTGCAACAACGACGATGTGCTCTTCACGGTCTGCGACGAGTGCCACCACAAAGCCGAGGCCTACGTTCGGGCACTCCCCGAAGTAGACCTACTCCTCCGCGATTGGACCGACGACGAGCTGCCCGGCGGACGCGAACGCTGGACGCCGCCCGAAGACCCCACACCCACGCCCGAACAATCGACGTTTGCCGCGTTCGCTGACGACTAACGCGATCTCTGCGGTTCGACTGACGGCCGACACTCTCTACATACTATGCCTCCGAGAAACTTGTCTGCGGCCTTTTGGACCCCTGGGTCCAGCCCACTCGACCTGCGCGTAGAACTGCCCGTTGAACTCGATCGCCCTGATGTGGGCTCCTCCGGTTCGAGTAAGAGCACGACGCACGAACCGATCGACACGGAGGACGTCACGCAGTGGATGGGGCCTGGATCACGCACCTATACCGTCGACGGTGCGTGCTTTCCCGGCGACGAGACGACTGTCGAACGGCTGTATGAAGTGCCACAGATCAAGGCTCGCCTGCCGGATCGTGGCACGCTCGACGTGACTGTCGAGGACTACGACATCAGCCCGACACGGACACGCTACTCCCGCGACGTGGACGGTGACGACGATCCCGAGACGGTCTTCCTCAAGGAGTTCTCACTCACACTCAAAGAGACGAGTCCGACTGGTGCGGACAGCCCCGTCGGCGGTGGCGGTGGATCGAGCGACATCAACCCCACGCCGGATACGCCCTCTTCACTGTAATGCCGGACGTCCCACAGCAGCTCCGGCCGATCAACCCTGGCGGGACTGGCACCGAGAGCGAACCCGCCGAGACGGCGGACGTCGACTTCGACGGGACTGCCCTCCAGCAAGAGATCACTGCGGACGTTGCGGTCCTGCCCGCCTCGGCGGCCGATACGGGCGAGGCGGAGTTCGACGACGGCGAAGTGTACCCCGTCACGGAGATTTCATACGAATCCTCGCGGTACAATCAATCGGCACTCCTCGTCACGAAGATCCTCGCCGACAGGTATCCCGAGCAGGACGAGATCGTGATGGCTCGGATCAACGGGACGCCCATCGGCTCCGGCCGTGTTGATGTATCGGCACCGAACGATGAAGGGCTGGTGGTCATCGACTCATATGACTCCGTTCGCAAACTCAAACAAGGCACCGTCACGGCATCGTTCGACGACGCCCCTCTCGACACGGTAATCACGACGGTCTGTGCGTTCGCCGACGTTGCACCCGCTCGTGTGGATGTCGATGAGGACGCGAGCACGTTCACGGCTTACGAGGGGCGCTCGTGTGCGGGCGTGCTCGACGACATGGCCAACCGCGTCCGCGGGGCGTGGTACGTCGATCCGTCCACGCCGGGTGGGCTCCCCGTGTTCACCGACGGATCGAACTTCGCGGTTACGCAACACGAGATCGAGCACATCCTGCCCGATACCGATCCCGGCCTCCAGACCGCACCCTATGATGGGGTGGTGGTGATCGGCGGCGGCGAGGCGACGGGTGCCTCTCGCGTGTATTCAGCCTCGAAAGACCCTGTGCGGGCGGTGGCTGGCGACACGGGGAGTGGCGCGCGGGTGTACGAGCACGAGGACAAGTCGATCACGAACGTCGAGACGGCCCAGCAGACGGCCCACTCGCTACTCGACGAGTTCGAGCGCCAAAGCGGCACGGGTCAGATCAAACTCGTGGGCGACGAGCGCATCCAGCCGCTCGACACGGTGATTATGCCCGACAGTCTCGGCGGCCAGGAGTACCTCGTGAGCGAAGTGACGCACGAACTCAGTTCGGATTCGGGCTTCGTCACAACAGTCCAAGTCGGCGCGCTCATCGATGGGGCGGTAGACGCCGAGGGAGACGTTCGCGGCCCCGGAACGCCAACTCCCTGACTATGACGGATACAGACCCCACGGATCGTGGCGCGCAAGACCAAACGGTCAACCGCTCCAAACATCTCGATCGCCAGGCCGTCATTCGTTCGATCGACTATCAGACAGATCTCCCTGGCCCCGTCGCCGAGGTGGATTTCGCGAAGGGTGATGATGACAGCGAAGGCGCAGATCTCACGAATGTCGAAGTCCACCCGAGCGTCCTCGGTGGGACACGCCCGCTTGTCGAAGACGATCCCGTCATCATTAGCTGGTTTGCGGGCACCCCTCCACAGCCGTACATCTCGGGAAGTTTTTATAACGCAGACGATGCCGCACCGGATTCGGACGGCGAACTCTCGTGGAATCTCGGCGGGTCGCGGATCGAGATGCTACCGAACGGCGACATCAACATCGACGCCGCCGGTCTCATCACGATCACTGATAGCGAAGGCACGCTCACCACGAGCGACGGGAGTAGCGACGGCACACGCACTGTCGAACAGCCGACGTGGGGTGAGGGATCGGACATGCCGGACGGTGGCCGAGGAGACCCGCCTTAGACATGAACGTCAACGGTACAATCTACTCGTTCGGCGGTATCCGCGACGATACCGATCTCGACAGTCACTACGACCGCGCAACGGCGGACACGTATGCCTACGATACGGCGAATGACTCGTGGTCGAGCGGCCCCGACCTCCCGAAAGCGTTGTGGGGGCAGGCTGGCGTCGTTGCCAACGGAACGTGCTACCTTTTCGGCGGCGCTGAGACGGACGTGTTCGGCTCGGGGAATATCGAAGACTCGATCTACACGTTCACGCCCGGTAGCGGGTGGAGTACCCTGGGCGCGACGTGTCCTGAGCCAGTCTACGCCGTCCGCGGGGCGCTCGGGCCGGATGGACTGATCTACATTGCAGGAGGGGCGACGGGGGCGGAGGCTCAAACCGACACCGATCGCATCTGGCGATTCGATCCTTCGTCAAACAGCGTCGAATCGTCCGAATGGGCGACACTCCCCCAGCCCGTCCGGTGGTCGTCAGTCGCAATGGCGAACGTCGACGGCACGGACTACCTCTATCACTTCGGCGGACACAACGTCTCGTCGGGTAACATCGTCCCCACCACAACGCGCTACCCGCTCTCGGGGCCAAACGAAGGTCAACCCGAGAGCATGGCCGACGCGCCGATGGCGTTCCGGCAGGCGCTCTCGGATACCGTCATCAACGGGAAGGTCTACATCGCCTACGGCCACGTCGGGAGCATCGGCACGAACGACGATTTCAAGCCGAACGTCTTCCGGTACGATGTTGAGACGGACTCGTGGGACGAGGAGATGCCACAGATACCGAGCAATCGCGCCCGGATCGTCGGCGCGTCGGGCGTCGTCGATGGCACGATCTACGTTGCCGGCGGGCATATCAAAAACTACGATACCGACGCCCACGATACGAAAGCCTACGTCGACACGTTCGACCCCGACAAGCAGGTGACGGTAGGTGGTGGCACGGGACCGACCGAGACGCTACCATCGACGAATCCCGATGCCACGCCCGAGGAACGCGCCTCGCAGGCTGGCTTCGATATTCAGAACACCGTCACCGCGAGTTCAACGGGCGATATCGGCGGCGCGTCGAATACGCTCTATGTGGTTGAGGGAGAACTCTCGTGGGATGGGCAGATCAACATCGGCAACGCTTCCGATGTAGCCATTTGCGGCACGGGTGACGCCTCCGTTCCGATCCCGGCTGGCTACCGCGACTATGCGGTGACGGTCTCCGGTGGCTCTGGCTTCATGTGGAGCGGGATCGACATGGACCAGACCGCCTCGGGCGCGTGGGGTCGGCTGAACGTCAACACCAGCGATCGTGGCTTTCTCGAATACTTCCAGACGCTCGGCTCAGGCCGACGGGCGAATCCCGACCCGTCCGCCTCGCTCGGCGCGAAGTCCGGGCCGATGATATCGATGCCCGCCACCAGCTCGGGCGGCGCGAATCGCATCAAAAACGTCGGGTCGGTCCACGCGGGCGTGATGGCCAACGATCACGAGGGGGACCGTCCGATCGGCGTGTTCCTCGCTGACGACCACGAGGGTACGCTCAATATCGTCGACTCGGTGTTCGATTCATTCCCCAATAATGGCCTGTACGCCACCAACACGAGCGGTTCCGTCGTCGCCACGGGTACGACGTTCCGGAATAACGGCGTGTCGAACGGCCGGATCGCGCACGGCCGCTTCGAGAACTGCACGGCGGCGTTCGATTACGAGAACACGGAACTCACGAACGCCGATGCAGGCGCTCACGGCGTGCAGGGCTTCGCCGTCGAAGACAAGGGCAAAGGCAGCGGTGTCACGATCACCGGCTGTACGGTCGAACTCGCAAACGTCGCCAAGTGTGGTGGCGGGATCGACGTGCGTTCGGGCGTTCTCCACGCGATCAAGAACACCGAGGTCCACATGGGCAATGTCGGCGGCGCACCGGACATTATCGTCGACGGCCGGTGTGAGCAGATCCAAAGCACGGCGCTGAGTGGCAGTGCGTCGTCGGGGACGGCCGTCATCAACAACGGCCCGCAGATGGCCGTTGCCGATGTCTCTATTGACTATCCGAGCGGGCGGTCCGACTACAGCGGTCCTATCAATCGGGCGTAATCTATGGTCTATGGCGAAACGCGATATGGCGAGTTTCGATGGGGCGAAGGCGAAGAATCCCCCGAACCGGAAGATTCACGCGCGGCCCAGCTCGCCGAGCAGCGTGGCCGCGAGGAGGCCGACCGGCCCACGCCACGCGAGGCATTCGGGGCGGGGCTAAAACTCGCGGGGGCACCCAGCGAAACCGACGACGGGCAGGTGGCATGGGATCTCGTCGTGAACGAACAGGGGTCGCTCGCCACCACCTCGGGCGTGGAGATGCTTGGCCAAGACCTCGCGTTTGCTATCTCCCGCGAGACTGACCCCGTGATCGGCCAGCCCACGCCGGAGACGTTTGCCGATCTCGCCAACCAGTACAGCAACGTCGTCACCCGCGACCCACGAGTCTATCGAGTCCCTGAACCGCCCGAAGTCTATCGCAGCGGTGTCGACACGATCGGCGCGGAAATGCAGATCCTTGCGGCCGACGACGAGTATCACGACGTGGTGATTCCAGTGCAGCCGACGGGCTAACACTCGGCTCCGACGCTCTCAACCCCCATCTCTACCTATGCCGCTCCAAATCGAAACTGCGGACACGACCCGCAAACGACTGATTAGTCTCACGTCCAGCGAGATAGCCGATCTCACGAATTTCTCGCAGCACTCGCCCGAGTACATCCTTCTCGATGGTGAGGCCGAGTACCTGAGCGACATCCAGCACGGGATGCTGGCCGCACAGCTCTCCGGGTGGCTCAGATTCGCCGGCGGCCCCGTCACCGAGGACAAACTCTCCACCCTCTTTACCGAAGAGCAGATCGCCCGGATCGACCTGCCATACTTGAACTCGTTGATGGTCGATTTCGACCTCGACCAGAAGGCGATCGAGAACGGCGTGGTCCGCGATCCGGGCTCGCCGGCCATCGGCGAGATTCTCGTCACCGTCGATAGCCCGGACGCCACCGTCGAGGCAGGCACTATCGTCGGGACAACGCCGGATGCCGCAGGCGACTATCTCGCCTATCGCATCACCGATAACGGGTCGCCGACGGGCGCGAGCACCACCGTCACGCTCCCCATCACGGCGTGGAACCGTGAGGAGAACGAGGCGGCCGTCGGGGCGGAGTACAACGTCGGCTCGAATATAATCGAATACGTCCCCGACGAACAGGAACAGGATACGTCGGACATTCTCACCGTCACGAACCCGAACGCTACGTATGATGGTGAGGGGGAGGAGGGCAACGAGTCGCTTCGCCAGCGGACGCGCAACGCACTCGTCAATCGCTCGGGTGGCGGCACGACGGGCGGGATTGAAGGCCAGTTCATCTCGGCGTTCGCCTCGATCGACGACGGCGACGTAGAGATCATCCAGCATTACGACGGCACGCCCACGCTCTCGGTCTCCGGTAGCGAGATCGACACCTACGATCCCGAGACCGACCCCGACATCAGTGGCACGAACGGCGCGCCCTACGGCCGCGTGCTCGTGAATGCGCCCGACGTGACCGATAGCGAGTTCGAGACGTTCTTCGACCGCGATGACGTATTCCCGTCGACGGTCTATCACCGCCTCCTCCGCGCCACCCGGCGGGTCGTGGATGTCGATCTGACGCTCGATGGCACCGACCTCGACACGACGGCGATTGAGAACACGCTGGCCGAGTATCTGGCGAGTCTCACGCTCGGCGAGAACGTCGCTGACGGCCGCATCACCTACGAGGTGATGGATGCAGCCCCGGGGGACCTTGCGGACGTTGACGCCACGCTCTCGCTATCTGACGAACCGCACACCTACACCAGCGGGACGGCGCAGTACCAACTCGATAGTGCGGCAGCGAACGTCGGCGACGTGACGGGGACGGCCGGCGGCTCACAGACTACATTCGTGGCGGGGACGGACTACACCACGACCGACACGACGGGCGACGGCGCGATTGACACGATCGATTGGTCCATCGGCGGGTCGAATCCCGACAACGGTACGACGTTCACCGTCGATTACACCGTTGCGGATGACGTAGTTATCGCACAGCGTGAAGTGGCCGACCCCGGCAATATCACCGTCACTGTCGAGAGTGGGGGATCGTAGGCCGTGTTCACCACTGACTATGCGGATCACCTCCCGCGGCCGTTGCCCGAACTCCCGTCGAATGTTCAGGGCTGGGCACGCGCTCACCAGACGCTGTTCGACCAGTTCGATGACGACCTCGAATACGTCATCGCGAGTCAGCAAATCGAGCGGGCGGATGGCCAGGATCTCGATGAGTTGGCGTGGGACTTCGGCGTTCTCGGCGAGCGGTTCGGCCGCGGCGACGGTGCGTATCGCCAGTACCTCAAAGCTCTCGTCAACGCCTACTCAGGCCGCGGGACGAGCCAAGACATCAAAGTCGCCGTCTCGGGCGGCCTCGTCGCCGAACCCGACACGGTGGACGTGCGCGAGAACTTCACGAGTAACGAATACTCGCTGACGGTCCACGAGTGGGGCGATCACGAAGTATCGTTGGTGCATGAACTCGCGGAACTGGCCGATCCATCGACAGTACAACTCACCGGCCCGATCGAGTACGTACTCGACTCGGCACGACTCGGCATCCGAACCGGCGAGGCGTCGGCGACGAGTTTCGAGTTCGAGACGGCACCGACGCGCCTCGGCATCCGGACGGGCGATGTCGATGTCGTGACGACCGATACGACGGGCTACGGCGCGGGCTTCTCTGACGACTGACGATCAACACTCCTTCAGACTTCTCCTATGGTTGAAACTGACGCAGGTTTAGAAGCAGTATCGGACCACCTCGTGGGCGGGTATGTCAATGTGATGGCGATCGGGACCGGCACGACGGCCCCGACAGCCTCCGATACCCAACTCGAAAACGAGGTCTTTCGCGCCACGACGGGTGACGCGCCGCTGAACTGGGTCGACGATCCCGACACACCCGGCCGGTATGAGGCAAAACTCAGCGTGACGGGGGGTGACGAGGTGCCTGCCGGAACACAGATTACTGAGGCGGCACTCATCATCGGCTCTGAGAGCCAACTCTACTCGCGGGATGTGTTCGGCGTGAAGGAGCCGGGTGCTGGTGAGAGTGTCACGAGTACGATGCCGATTCTCGGCCCAGTGTGACGCTCGCGGAGTGGGGCTGAAACCCCTCCGGGCCGGCCGGACTTCCACTGTGCGGAAGGCCCGCCGCGAACGGCGGGCGAGGATGTTGCGCCGATTTTGGGGCCAATTCAAGTAATCCACGGCGGACAGAGACTATCAAGACTGATCATATAAAATGACACGAGAAACACAAGTTCTCAATGGTTGATTATACCGTCCTGCAATCAGGGGATGACCTATACGCCCCCGAACATGTTGCTGTACTGGCAGCGGCAGCGCCGATCGACGAGTACGTCGACTTCGGCCTCAAAGTCCCAGAGACAAGCATTGACGCTAGCGCCGGTACTTTCGATTTGACTGAGGGAAAAGTCTACGCTATACTTGACACAGCTCTAGCTGAGTGGCAAGCCGATGACGGAACCTCTCACAGCCAGACCGTCCACAACGCCCTCGTCGCCAGCCATTACGACGCTCGCTCGGGGGTCGCACTCGCTAGTACGACCGAGACTAACCACGTCTATGCCGACCTGAATTACGAGATCAACGACGACCCATTGATCGAGGTCACGACTGGCGGGTCGTCGGCTGACGACGCGGTGGAGATTTCCCGGATCGACCCACAGGCCGGCACCGCCGAACCACGCAACCAGTACCCTTCGGGCGAGTTTAGCAATCTCACCGTTCAGGACCAGTTCGAGGACCCGTCCGGAAGAGTCCACACGGGCGAACTCGCCGGCGCGGCGGACATCCGAACGGACGACGAGATCAACACGGCTGTCAATCAGAACGCCAGCCACGGGTCGGACGCGCCACACGACTATCTCCAGCCGGCCGAGGCAGTCGCGGCCGTCAACGCCGAGACCTCACTCGATGTGAGTGTGTCGGGCGAGGCGGGGTCGGTGGCCGGCAGCAATGTCTCGGGGGCCGTTGCGGAGGCCGACCACGCCGCTGCGGCCGACAACGCCGACGCGGTGGGTGGCATCCCTGGCCCGAATCTGCTTCGCACTGACACACGAGACCGGATGGATGCCGACGCCAATTGGAATGGCTACGGCATCGATAACATCAGCAAGCTCACGCCGAACGCGGCGGCCGACAAACTGCTTGACCTCCGAAGCGTGCCGAACGGCAGGAAGACCGTCGTCGTCGACAACAACGAGGATAACGGCCAGACCTACGAGTGGCGCTCGCGGGCCGACATGGGTCGCCCACTCGCCATCGCCCGGACCGACCTCGCCGAGACGCAGACTCTCTTGAGTGTCGAGGTCGGTGGGAACGTTCACGCCGACGAAGGGCACGTATTCAGCGAGGAGGGCCGCCTCGCATCGCAGACATGGACCAACCAGAACATGGTCAATGCGAAGGGCGACTCCATGACTGGCCCGCTCGATATGGAGGGCAATCCGTTCACGGGCGTTGGTGGGCTCCAGGCCGCGGGCGATACGATCGATATCCGCGATGATGTCACCATGCACCGCAACGGTCTCGGGCATGTCGGCCATATCTCGGGAGCCTATACGATCACCGCTGGCGTTGACGCTCCGGAAGGCCCGATCCAGTCCGACGTTCCGGGCTTCGGCACGGACGGGCACAACGTCCACCTTGAAGGACCGCGGCCGAATCTCGTCATGAACGATTCGTCGAGCGGGACGCCGCGCGGCAACGAGATCGAGATCGTGAACCAAGAGGGCCGGGTCTCGATCCAGAACAAAGCACAGACGATCGGGTTCACGATAAATATGCAAACGGGCCGGTTCTTCGCGTTCGACGGCGATCAAGAATCGACGCTCGCCAACTTCTCCTGACTGAATTTATGCCTCCTGAGACTGCTACCGACCCAGAGAGCGATAGCACCGCTGCCGACAGTGATGACACCACGCGCGCCGAGAGCGGGCGCAGACAGGCGCACAGCGACGGCGAGATTCATACCCCGGATGAAGACGCCGCGGCGGACAGTGACCAGCCCGACGCCGAGAGCGGCGGCGCTGACGGACAAGAGCGCGACGACCACCGCGTTACCGTGACACTCACGTTCGATAACCCTGCTGCGGCGCACGTCGCCGCCCTCCGCGATGCGGGCGTCTCCGTCGAGCGGCTCTTCTCGCAAGCTCTCGAACAGCCAGCCGAGCGTGAGTTGTTTATCGCCCACCAGCAGGCGAAATACGGCGGTCAGCAGGGCCGCGGGGGCCGATAATCGATGGGCGACGACTATCTCGACCAGACTGCCGCGAACGCACTCGACCCGAATCTCATCGATCTCCGGCTTGCGGGCTACGGCGTTATCTCGGGTGGCGAAGCGCAGGCGGCCGGCGGGTATGAAGTCACGATCACGCAGGTGGATGGGTTCTTCGCGGGGTCGAAAGCCTCGGCCGACGCGAAGAACGTCAACCTGCAAGAGTACGTCGCGGATGAGCCACGGAAGGTGCTCATCTGCCTGAAGGATACGGGCGCGCTCACCGTCGAAGCAGGCACGGCCGAGCCACCGGACCCGCCGGATGCGATCCGTGGCGATGCCAACCGGCCCGCACCGCCCGACCTCGCCAGCCGGAACGATGTCATCCCACTCCACGAGGTGTGGGTTGGCGCGAACACGACGGCGATCGACGATAACGACATCTTCCGCGACCGGCGCGTGTCGCCCGACCTCCGGGTGCGCGAGTTGGTGGCGGCGGGTATCACGACCGATAGCATCATCGATGGGGCTGGCGTCACGCACGATCAGGCACTCGCCGATCTCGCCGACGTGCGGACGGACAGCGAGATTACGGGCGTCATCAACGACGACGCGGATCACGGCTCGCGGACGGCGGGCGTCGGTGCGAGTCACGATTACTGGGACGCACTCCAAACCGTTGCAACGATCAACGACGAGGACGAGCTGACGGTCAATATTACGGGCGATGCGGATATGGTGGACGGGCTGCACGGCCGCGACCTCGCAGAGGTTGGCCACAATCACGACTCACGGTATCTCAACGACGCCAACGATACCGTCGCCGAATCGAATCTGAATTTCGACCCGTTCACCTATTCGGAGTACCTCCAGACGCTCGGAGAGGTCGTTACCTCAAGCGACGAAACGCTGACTGGCGGCACTGATCCCGCTCTGAAAATCACGCTACAGGAAGTGACGCCCGTTAGCGACGCAAACCTTGATGTCGAGGTTCGCGTCCCCTCACAGCCAGGTTTTGCGGCTGACTACGGTTACTCGACGGAGTTCGAGCAGATCTGGGACGACTCGGCGAGTGCATGGGATGTCGAGATCACTGTCTCATGGGGCGTGAACCCTGGCAGTGGCAACGATGTCCCCGTCACCGTGGACGTTATCGAACGCGGTGATCGGACCGACCCGTTGCCCGCGGGCTCAAATCCGAACGACCACACCAACCCCACCTACGACAGCGACGAGGACGGCACGATCGACGCGCCGATCGACAGCCCGTCGGTTCATGCGGGGGAGCTATTTATCGGCCACCGCTCCTCAGAAGTCCCCGACAGTGAGATAGATACTGGCGAGACTGTCTTTTACGTCCGAGACGACGGTATCCTCTACAAAAAACAAAGTGGTGGCACAGAAACTCAGGTTGGTGGGAGTGGGTCTGGAACGGACTCCCGTGTAAACGTCTCCGAAGACGGCGCTCAGGTGCTTGCCAACGCCACTGACCTCAACTTTACTGAAGCGAACGCCGCTACCGTCTCAGTCACGGACGACGGTGATGGATCTGTGAGCATCGAAGTCTCGGCCACCGATACGGACACCCAACTCGATCCCACGTCGCTCCAGAGTGGCGGTGCAAACGAACTCTCAGTCACGGGACTATCGGGCGATCTCGCCGACGCTCAGGACCCGAAGACCCACGACAATGGCGCACACTCAACGGCGTACTCGTCGGAAGGGCATGATCACAGTGGCGAGACGATCAACCCCGACACACTCGCCGGGATTGCAGATACTATTGTCCGTTCCACGTCCGAACTCGAATCGGCATTCAACAACCTCGCATACGGCGAGACTGTCTATATCGCCCAGCCAGCAACCCCCTATCGTCCCTCACAGTGGTTAGACATCGACGTCGATGGCGTGACGGTCATTGCACAAAATCAGTTTGCCGAAGACGGACAGCCGTGCATCAAGGTTGCGGATAACGCCAACGTCGGCGGAATCCGTGTCGGAAACTCGACTGCCGTGAGCGATGTGGAAATCCGTGGCGTCGGTGTTCATGGTAATGACACAAACCAAGACCAGACCGTAATCCACCTTCACGGGATTTTCCTCGTCAACGCCGCCGACTCACGGGTTGAGCAGTGCTTCGCAACACGAACTTCCCCGTACCACGTCCACAACGACGGCGGGAGTGGCATTGCTGCCGCTCACAATTGCGACCGTATCACAATCGCCGACAACTGGACCGACGACGTGGGCGACCGTGGGATTCAGACTGCGGCGACGAACGTCTCAGTCATCGGGAACTACCTCTCGAACGGGTTTGATAGGTCAATCGCGCTCGATATGGAGGAGGGGGCGGCGGGCGATAGCTACGGTGGTTCCAACACCATCGTTACGGGTAATGTTTGTTATAATAACTCCGAAGGGTCATTCATAGGCCTCTCTGGCGGCGGTTCAAACTCGCCCCAAGAGAACATTTCTATCGCTGAGAATGTCGGGTATGACACGCATCGGACCCTCGTTAGAATCCGCCCCGGCGCGTCGGGGGTTGTCAGACGCAACATCACCATCGACGGGAATGTTAGCACCGACGGCACTGGCCACGCTATCGCCACCAATACCGGAGGTGGTGAGATCCAGAACCTCACGGTATCGAACAATCAACTCAGTAGATGTGGCGGCCGGGGAATATCGATCGAATCGGGGGCAACAGGAGTGGTCATATCTGGCAATGCCGTCAAAGATCCAGGGTCCGATGGCATACGGTCGGCCGCTTCTGATACTTCGATAACTGGAAATTATGTTGTCGGGGCAAGTGCGCATGGTCTCGGATGTGCTGCTGGGGGGCAGACCGTCACAGGCAATCATGTGAAAAACGCCGGGAAAAACGGTATTACGGTTGATCTGGGAATGTCGAATCTGGCTATCGCATCGAATATCATCAACGGAACCGGAAAGCATGGGGTTGGCTTCGCCGGGGAGTCCCAGTACTGCATTGTTGGATTCAACAACATCCGAGGGCAGACGAATGCGGGGATAAAACGCGCTGGCGACTACACGACCTACATCGGGAACGTTCTCACGAATTTTACAGGCACAATCGGAACGAACAGCAAGGATGTTGGCAACATCATCCGTTGACCGATAGTTGGGACGTATCTGACAATCGAACCGTCCTGCCGTTCTCTGGAATCAATCTGCGATCGCCGTCGAATAGCGCCACGAACCACCGACGCGATTCTCATTCACATCCATCCAATGCCATCTGAAGATCCTGACGAAAGCCGGCCGATCGTCCTTCGACCGAAAGAAGAGTTCTACGCGCCAGTCTATCCTGCGCTATCAGACGCGCCAAGTATAGAGGGCATCACCGTTGCGATCGACGGCAGCGGCGCGGACCCTGCCGGCATCTATGACTACATCGGCGGGCAATGGAGTGGTCCTCACGGCGGCCCCTCAAATCTCCCCGACAGTATTATCGACGAATCAACCACCGTCGCAAACACCGAGAGTTACACCTTCGAGGAGTATCTTACGGCCACCGAGGACGCCAGCGACCCGAAGCGTGTCAACCTCGATGTCGACACCAGCACCCTCGACACGCGCTACCTCAAGCGCGTCAGCGAGGACTTCGAGGTGCACCCCCTCAGCGATCCTGGCTCGGACGCCCCAGCCACACCGCAGGGCTTCCGCTTCGAGCCGGGGCCGGCGTCGGCCGCCGCGCAGGGTGGCTACTTCTACGCCGACTCACCCGACACAATCACGTCCACGCAGTCGTTTGGCTGCGATTTCGTCAACACGACTGCCCCGGACGGTAGTACGATCTCATCCAGCACGTGGGCACTTGCGACGGAGTACGCGGTGGGTGCGGGCGGGCACGATCTCTCGGTGTCTGTCTACGCCCGGCCGACGGCCGACTACACCGCATACGACGACGGCCAGACACACAGTGATAGTGAGACGTTCACCGGTGAGGACGATGCCTTCATCGACGTGCGGTGTTACGACAGTTCGCTTCAGCCGCTCTCGCTCGCCACGACGACGCAGTATTCGGCCACAGCGTCCGAGCAATACTTCGCCGCCGGCAACACCACGAGTCTCTCGGGGTCGACGTGGGTGTCGCTGACGCATACGGCTTCGCTGCCTGCCGAGGCGACCTTCGTTGAAGTGCGCATCCAGACTGCCGACAACAACGATATGTGGGCTTCGCGTGGTACTGTCGGCTCGGGCAATGCGTCGATACTGTTCGACGACTACAACGCGACGTATGCGGCGGGTCTGCGACGCTCGGCGGTGCTCGATCACGACCACGATACGGCGTACTACCCGCGCTCGGAGGCTAACAATCAGTTCATCGATGAATCCGACGAGTCTACTCTGTCCGTCGCATCGGCAGATGCGGCCACAACCGCTCAGGGCGTGGACTCCTCGGGCACGTCGGCGGGCGACATTCTCACACCGAACAGCTCTGGCGGGACGCAATGGCAGGCGAATACCGGCATGTGGCGTGTGGTTGATGAGGCGTCACTAGCGTCAGGAGCGCCAGCCGACCAGCGTGTGACTGGTGGCGTCGGCGCGAACGAGTATCGCTTGCTCTACCGTGTCGAGACGACCTCAAACACACAAGTCATCTCCCTGCGGGCAAATCTAAACAGCACGCAGAACTACTATAATCTCACTCGGCAGACATCGGGCCTCCGAGAGTTTTCCGAGACGACGTGGCATCTCGCCTACGCGGAGAACTCTCACCATGTTGCCGGCCGCGTCAACCTGAGTGCCTCGACCGGCGGCGATGCCGACTGGATCACGATGTCGCATCAGGGCAATCTCGTTGGTTCCGGCCGCGAGGAGGGCGTGCGTGGCCATCTCGAAGAGGCATATGATGACATCAACATAGTCACACTCCTGTCAGGCGGTGAAGTCAACGGCGGCGAGATAAAGCTTCTCGCGCGGAATATCTGAGTTAGCTCTCAGAGGTTGGCTTGCGTTCGCGTCGGCCCACCGTCAGCGAACACGTCGGCACCATGCGGTGTCACGTTCCACGCCGCCGTCGAGAATCGCCCGCGGCCAATGGCGACAATGCCTGCGATCCCATTGCGAGTGCCGATGACGTTGTTGTTCAGCAGCCGAGTGCGCTTCGCCGCCGTCTGGAGTTCCGCAGCACCGCGCTGACGGCAGTTCCGCCAGAGGTGGTTGTTCTGCGCGACAGACTTGAAGGCCCCGTTGAGGCCCGCCGCTTTGTATCTCATCGGCGACTCTATTGGGTCGAACTGGACGCCCGGTCCGCCACAGTCCCAGACGCGATTCCCGCGCACCCACGTCCGCGGGGCGTTCACGAGCACGCCAGCCCCGCCATACCCGGCGAGGTGGTTGCCCGCCACCGTCGAGTGGGGCGCTCGCACTTCGATGCCAGGGTGCGTCGAATCCGACCCGTCGCCGATGTTCCCCCTCACCATCGTATTCGTCCACTCAGCCGTCGAATTACAGTAGATGAACCGGCGGTGGGTTCCGGTGGCGATGTTACCGGCGATGAGAATGCGCTTGGGCGCGGAGATCTTCCGGCCAACGCCGATCACAGACCCGCGGCCGTTGCCGGCACAACGGTTGTTGACGATGGCGATGTCCTCGCCGGGTTCGACCGAGATCATCCGATCGAAGCCGTTCTCTGAGAAGTTGTGCGCGACGTACCCGTACTCCCCCCAAGCGTTGATGGCTCGATCGCCGATGTGGTCGAAGTCGTTGTTGAGAACGTCGTAGGCGTCGGTATCGCGGCCGATGATGACGCCCGAGTTGCGGGCGTTGTGTTTGTGATACGGCGTCGTCCGTCGGATGTCACAGTTCCGGATCGTGATGCTATCGACGGCGAACGAACCGATGCCGAACCCACCCTCTGACATGGACTGTTCCGAGGGGTTGCCGTGGTGGGAGTAGCCATCGATCGTCACGTCCTCGACGCGGCGGTGCTTGCCGACGCGGAGGCCGCCAACGTTCGCCCCGCCGGCGGGCTTGACGAGTGGGAAGGCACCATCACAGACGACGGTGACGCCCGACTGGTCGATATCGAGCCACTGCGTCGTACGATACGGGGCGTTCTCGTCGGTGATGCGGACGCGATCTCCCGGTTTGAGGGTGCCATCGGGCCGGAATGTCGACTGTAACTCATCGAGCGTCGTGATGACGCGATCGGGGGTTGCGGTTGCGTCTGCACTACCGCTCGACTGCGCCATCGTGGTGCCGCCGAGAAGCGATCCCGCCGCAAGCCCCATCGACGCGAGAACCGACCGCCGTTGCATGTTTCCTAACAGGTGCGTGTTGCACTAAATACTACCGAACGGCGGCCAGCACCAACGGCCAAACACGAATCCAATCATGCCCAAAATCACCATTAGCACCCGAACCGACGAGTGGAACAGCTACCGATTCCGCGCCACTGGCAAGATCGACGCCGAGGCATCGCAACTCAACGACCACGACGAGGTCGACGGCACGGAGATCGAAGGACAGGTCAGCTCTGGCAAGGACACAATCGTCTTCGATGGCGTCCCGCTGGACTTCGCGGCCGACCAGCCCTGGCAACTCGACTGTCGCCTCAATATGGGCGGCGGTGCCGAGCGGGTGGTGCCGCCGTTTCTCAACGCCGCTGAGTTCGAAATCAAATCGCAGGGCTGTCACTACATGCTCTCGGTCGCCGAACCGGGCATGATCCTCCGCGGCGGCGGCGCGGAGTGGAACGACAACGTGCTCACGCAGTCGAACACGCTCGCGGCGGGCAACGTCAAGGGCGGTAACGCCGACTCCTACCGCATCTGGCCGTTCACGCAGGTGAGCGTCGTGGCCGATCAACCCGCCAAAGCGCGGTTCAAGGGCTCCGAGCGAGGGTGGCAAGACGTGGAGGTATTCAGCCCGCCGATGGAGTTCTGACGATGCCCATCAACGACCGCTTGATCGGTGGCCCCCACTCGGCGCTGGGTGGTGAGCGCACGTCGGACAGCGGCGGCGCTGGCGGCGTCTCGGGGTCGCCGCGCCAGACCGACCCGAACGAGAAGCACTTCGAGAGGAGTGGTTTTGAAATCGTGGAGGTCGCGGCGAGTGAGATCGCCGACCTCTCCAACGACCGCAAGGAGGTGGCCTTTTGCATCGTCGATGACGACGAGGTGCGCGGCGGGTGGAAGATGTCCGACCCGAACGCGGTCTTTGCCCGCTCGTCGGACGACATGGAACTCTCGCTCGGCGATCACTTCGCCGGGGCGGGACGCCTCCTCCAAACCGAGGACGAAGCCGAGGGCGTCGAGCTGCGTGGCTTCGGCATCGATGCCCGCGAGGATGGCAAGGGCGTCAACTTCTCGTTCAACCGCGGCGGCCGGATGCGCGACGTCACCGTCCGTGGCGAGGGCGACGCAACGACCGACTGGGGCTGTGGCATTTACTGTAAGATCCCCAGGGGGCAGAAGGTCGTCCTCGAAAACGTCAACCAGCCCGGCGGAGCGTCGCGGAACACTGCCACCGATTCGACCCACGACTCGATCGGTGCGTTTCTGAACGCCAAGTCCAACGGTGTCCTTGAACTACACCACTGCGAGTTCGGCGGGTTTCCGAATAATGGTCTCTACGGCGAGCCGTGGAAGAAAAACCATGACGGGTACGTAAAAGTCTACGATCACGTCGGCTACAATAGCGATAGAGACCAGCTCCGCGTCGGCGGCCCCTCGATCATCGAGAACCCCACCCTCTACGTCGACGAGTCCAAGCCAGGCTTCGACAACCACCGCGGCATCTGGTTCAAGGCTGCCAACGGCGCTCGCGTGACGGGTGGCTCGATCAAGACTTTCCCCGGTTCGGATTCGGGGTCGGCGATCCGCGTCCAGTCGAGTTCGGCGGCCGTCGAGATCGAGGACATCGACATCGAACTTCGCGGGACGGACTATCGTGCCCGTGGCGTGCTCGCCTTCTCGCCCGACGACCGGGCACGGCGGACGGGTGACGTGTCGGTGACGGTGCGGGACTCCCGCATCCACGGAGACGCCCCCACCCGCGACGGCGTGCTCATCAAAAATCGGCCTGGGTCGAAGGTCGTGGACACTGAGATCGACCTCCCGAACGTGGACGAAAGCAACTACGTCGACATCCGCTGACTCCTTCTTAGCAAACCCGTCTTCCCCGGTCTAACCCCCACCTTTTGGGCCGGAGAATGGTACTCCAGAACGCGCTAACAACCAGTGGCAACACTGACGGCCTCGTTCCTCAGATCAATCGTGGCAACTCAGCAATTAGTAGCAACACACCCGCCCCCACGAGGATATAGGTGACGTAAAACAGCAACCCTATCAGGTGTGACATAGCCCTCAGCGGAGTTCTCGCTACCCATCGTCTTGGTCGAGAATCGGCTCGATCTCCACACGGTCGCCACCGAGAGCGTCGTGACCTTGCAGTAATGCGGCACGCACGCTCGCGTCGCCATCCGCCCCGAGCATGTTGAGCATCTTCGCAGCCTTTCGGAAGCGATACCGTGCTTCGGCGATCCCTTCGATGACGTCCTGGTGTTCGTCCCAGATGTGCTCGCCAGTGGTGTAGACACCATCACCCGTGAGCCGCCGTGCCGGTCCGCCACAGATCGGGCACTCGCGGTAGTTGGCATCGGATTCGTGCATCCCACCGCCGAACGTTCGGATTCCATCGTCGTCTGTCATCGGAACTCCCATTCGCCAGCGCCGTCGCCCATCCAGCATATTTTACAGTCCATGCAGTAATCGCCGAAGTCCGATCCTGGTTCCATCGGGCCTCCACACTCGGGACAATCTTTTATCATTGATCTAGTAGTCCGTCGGATTTAGCAAAGTTCGTATCGCCTATCCAACCGAATAGCAACCTTTTTTGAACGGAGTGGTGTTCTAAGGTGTTGCATCCCTTTAGTTACTTCATACCACTTCACGTCCAGTCTATCGGATAGTTCGTCGTGAGACAACGGTTCATCTTTTTCTAACTCTTTTTTGATCCGGTGAGCAATTTCTTCGGGGGAGTCGTCGTTTTGTTTACTCATTGGTATATTAGCCCGTCCTATCTAACAGGGGGGAACGAAGGGTTCGTACTCGCCCGTTCGTTCAACCTTCCGCCATGCTTGTATCTGCTTCGCGGCATACTTTTTCGCCACGCCTTCGGCGTTTTCCCATAGTTCACGCTCCGAATCCGTCAAATCGTCGGGCAAATGGTGGCGATAGTGGCTGTAATCAGGTGGCGACCATTGGGTTAGCCCGATATTCTCGACGGTTTGTGATTCGCGGATTAGCGCCCATGTCTCGTCATTGATTCGCAAAGTCCCTTCGGGAGAGCTACCGTCAGGCATCGTCGTAGAGCCTCCCATCGAGGCGGTGTCGGGGCTTCCGGCTCTTCACGATCACACCGACCTGCTCAATTTGCTCTCGCGTCAGCTCGACGGTGAGCGGGTTGAAGATTCGCCACTGCATCATAGCTCCCGGGGAGTCCTCAGCCATCGTTTTCCACTCTCACAACGGACCCAGGGTTGCCTGAGTAATCTTCTTTTGCTGCCGGTACGTCGCTCGCTGTTTTTACTAATATCCCCTGGTTCTGACAGTCGAGACAGAACCGGGCGGTCTTCGTTCCGTCGTTCCCAACGACCTCGATTTTCGTGTGTGCTCTCATGTCGACATCACCGCGACAACTCGCGCATCGAGGACTCTTCTCTTGAGATTGTGCGTTGTCAGTCATCGTTGAGGTACTCCACGAATAGCATCCCGTCCGTCTTCAGTTCGTGCTCAATGCCACTCTCGAACTCGGTGTGGTTGAACGGTTCCGTTATCAGGTGGTAGCCGTTGGGCGTCTCTTGGACCCGCCGCAGCTCCGTGTGGTCGGTTAGCCCGCTGGTGATCGAGTTCAGCGCGAAGCGTCTCGTGTCGTCGACGTCGAACAGGAACAGGCATGGATCATCGGCGTTCTCCGACTTCTGGAGATCCGACATCCAGTGACCTCCTACACGCTTTAGCTTCCGGGCCACGGCGTCGTCGCCGGCCACCATGTCCCGAGACCAGCCGTTCATGCGCTCGCGGAAGTTCCAGTACCCTGAGCGCATATCCCGAGCGTTCACCGTCACGTAGAGGCGGAAGTTAGCCCCCTCGCCGCTATCGGTACGGTAGCCACGCGCGAGGGCGCGGAGTTTGTCGTACTTCCGCCGGATGTCTCGCCCATCCTTGACGACCTCTCGAAACACGATCTCGCCGGAGCTGGAGAGGTGCTTGTTCTCCTTGCGGCGGGCGATCGCCATGAGCAGATAGGCCCGATTCTCTCCGAACACGCAGTGCTCTCGGAGGATTTGAGGGCTCTCTGCCGAAGGGTTGTCAGTCGGCATCGTCTACCTCCCGCCGGCACCGCGAGCACACTCGCAGGCCGTACATCGTCGTCCGGATCAGTGCGCCACAGCACGCCGATACGCCCTCTCGATCGCGGACCTCGTCGCGGATCGCACGTTTGAGGACCGGGAACAGCGGCGATCCGTCCGTCATGTCTAACGCTTCGTTTGCGAGGGCATCGAGGTGGGCGTGGCGCTCTTCCAAATCGTCGGTGAGCACACCGCTGGCCATGTGGCGGTTCTCGTCGACCACTTCCGCGGCCAACTGTTCTAGCTCTCTTCGCTGTGTAGCAGGGTCACTCGTCATCGTCATCGAACCTCCAGTTCCCATAGTGCAACCGCCGGTCCGGGCATTTGGGACACTCAAGCTTGATTTGCACCTTCTGAGTGCTCAGATACTCCACTGTCGTCTCGTAGTCATGAAGCTTGAGACAGCCCCGGAGAGTGTGTCTGCTCGACTGGTTCTCCGGGTCGTCGTCCGCGAGGTCGTTGCCTTGGTTGAGGGCGTACTCTTCGGTCATCGGTAGGTCCCCGTCCCCTCTGTCACAGGTCGATCACCTGATTCAACGGGACCGAATCGACGTGAACGCTTCCGAACGTGTCGACGTCTTCGGCTGCCTGCTTGGCTGCATCTTCGTTCGTGAACGCACCGATGACGTCGTGGGTCCCCTGGCTGTTCCCATCCCATAGGAACAGCAGATACACCTCCTTCACGAGATCGTCACTCATCGGGATGCTCCCACGCCACCACTTTTTCGGCAACCCCGAGCACGGTCATCGATCCCTCGTTGTCGGGCTCTCCTCTGCTGAGGTGGCCGTCCGGCCTGAGCGTGACCCAGTCGCCGTCGTTGGCTAAACTCAGCCAACTGTTGTGTTTGGAGATCCCCTCGAAGGTCCCGAGGACGGGCTCGTAGGCATCGTCGTAGTGGATCGTGATCGGGTCGGTCTCGTGCCCCGAGAGGTCCCCGACGATCTGGTATCCGAGGGCGTCGTAATCACCTTCCCACCGCTCTCGCACCGGATACCCGTCGTGCAGCCTCTCTTCGACGGAGTTCGCACCGTCACTCATCGTTCACCAGCTCCAGGTAGTCCTCGATCTCGCTCAGGTCGTACCGCGTCACGTCCGACCAGTCCGTGCCGTCGTGGTAGGCCACGGCCGCCGCGTCGCCGGCGTGCTGCTCGGAATCAACGCGGTCGACGCGCACGCTGTTGCGCTCCACGAGGTCGTAGTCCTCGCGGCACAGGTCCTCCGTGAGACGACGACCCTCAGCCGACGGACCGGGGCTTGTGAGCATCTGCATCGTGCGGCTGAGGCGGGCCGTCGCGCGTGTGAACGACGACAGCATGTTGTCCATGAGACTGTCCATCGTCTTGCCGAACTCCTCGAAGCTCATCGACGGCCCCCTGTTGGCTCTGTATCGCTCATGCTGCCTCCGTGAGTAGCGACTGCTTCGGCGGGGGGTTCTGGTATGCCGACTCCACCGCGTCGAGGATGTTCTCGGAGAGCTCCCGCGGGACCTTGGCTCGCTCGGCGCTGTTGTCGACGCCCACGGCGCGCGTGCGACTCTCGTCCCGGAACGTGTTGACCTCCCGTGCGTTCGAGACGTGGCAGTTAGGAGCGCCGCCGCACTTCCGATACTCCATCGGCGGGTGTCGACCCCACAACTGGGTCGGTTTCTTGAACTCGCTGCCGTACTGACAGTAGTGGACCGTTCCGACCGAAGGGCCGATCAACTTCCCGAGCATCCCCTGCGGGTTTTCCATGAACCACCAGTCCGGGGAGAGTTCCTGCACCAGCCACATCGTCCGGTAGACGATCGCAACGGATTCAGCGATACTCTCCCACTCCGGTAGGTGCTTCGGCCGCCGTCGCTCGCTATGATCCCACTTCTGCGTGATGCACGCAACCGAGAAGTCCGTGCATGGCGGGGACGCGAGCACCAGGTCGGGGTCGGGGAGGTCGTCGGCCTGGAGCTCCATCACGTCCGCGCAGATGTCCGGATCGAACTCGTCGTTGAGGTCGACCGTCGTCACGCGCCAGTCGGGCGAGTCCTCGAACGCCGCCGAGAAACCACCGAGTCCGGCGAAGAGATCGAGACAGTGACGGCTCTCATCTGCCTCTGTTTCAGGCATGGCCCACCTCGCCGTGCCCCTCGTTGAACACTTTGTCATGCCCGCAGTACGGACAGTAGCTCGGATGGCGGCGAGCGTAGAACCGCTCTCCACAGTCGCCACAGTACGATTTCAGTACGCCGTCCGGGTAGTGGTGGCTCTCGTTTTGCGATTGCTCAGTCATCGAATGTCTCCGTTGTGCGCTCGTCCTCATCCAGTTCGAGCCCGTTCTCTATTGTGCGGAGTACCGGCTCCGCGTCCGCTTGAAGCAGCCGATCTGCCTCCTCGTCTTCGAGAAGCGCGCGGAGAGCAGAGGCTACCACCTGCCACTTCCACCGCTGGTTGACGATCTCGATTTCCTCGTGCCGGCTCTCGTTCAGAGAACCGTCGCGTGACTCAGGCATCGGCGGACTCCTGGCCGAATTTGTCCGGCGGGCAACTGTCGCACGCCTCGTCGGGGCCACAGGTGCAGTCCGCGTCATAGCGTGTGAGACGTCGGTCGAGCACCTTCTGGACCGCCCCGGCGCTTTCTCGAAGCGAGTTGGGGTTCTCCCGGTCGCGCTCCACTACTTCCGCAAAGGCGATCGTCTCAGTTAGCACCCAGCGCGGCAACTCGCATTTCACCCTCTCATGCGGTCGCCGGACGTTCTGGTCGCGAACGCTCTCGGTTAGCTCTGTAGCGGAGTCACTCATCGTCACGCACCTCAAAAATCCGCTTCCACTGCCGGTGGACCTCGTGCCGGATGTCCTCGGGCGGACCCTCCCAACAGACGTAGCAGATTAGCGGCTCGCCGGGTTCCTGTCCCCACTCACCCTCCGTCTGGCACTGTGGACAGTCCGGGTAGGTGATCCCCAGGCGGCGCTCCAGTTCGCGCTGTAGCTTCCGAGATCGGCTACTGAGAGCGTCGTCAAGATCCACGTTGAAGTTGTTCTCAAAGACCGCCGTCGTGACCTCTTTCGCCTCGCGGCGCATCGGCTCGATCGCCATCGTCGACGGCGAGGGGCGCTCGTGGACCTCCCGCCAATCGAGGTCTTCCGTGATCGGCGCGTCGGCGGACTTACTCATCGATGAACGCCTCCCGAAACCGCAGGTCGAGTTCAATCTCGCGCCGGCCGCGCTCGGTCAGCTCGTAGGAGTTCGTCCGGCGGTCGACCACGCCCTTCTCGACCAGCCCGCGCTGGATCAGGTCGTCAAGGTTCGGGTACAGCCGGCCGTGGTGGATCTCCTTGCCGTAGTGCTGCTCCAACTCCTCTTTGATCCCGAGACCGTGGGGATCGCCGAGTTTTGCGATGACCGTCAGCAGGTCGCGCTGAAAACCAGTTTCGTCGCTCAACGCCAGTTCGGCAGCCTCCTCGGTGGTTGCCATACACAGTACGCTTACATCTCCATCTCAATAAACGTATCGGGAACCGATACATCCGCGAGGCGTCAGTGTCAGTCATCCCGCCGTATCCGTATCGTTTTGTAGCCGGTCTGTGGACTAGCGGGGCATGAGAGAGACCACGATCCGGCTGGACGAGGAGTTGATCGAGGATTTGGACGACGAGGCCGACGAGAAGGGCATGACGCGCTCGGCGTACATCCGCCAGATACTCACGCAGCGCCCCGAGGTCTCGCCCACTACTGCCGAGTCGCTAAAGGAGCGGCTGGACGAAGTGGAGGAACGGATCGGCGAGCTGGAGGACGGCTAATGCCACGAAACGACGACCCCACACGACTCCAGATTAGCATCCTCTTCGGCATCGCCGGCCTCGATGATCCGTCCGGAGCGGACATTGCCGATCATCTGGAGGGCCGGCATCAGAATCGCAGAGACGCCTATTATCGCAATCTGGACAAGCTTGTCGACCGCGGCATGGTGAACAAAAACAGACCGGACGCCTCGAAGCGGGAGAACGTCTATACCCTCACGGACGAGGGCGAGGAGATGGTGATCGAGGATATGGAGTGGCGGCAGGAACAGGTACTTTCGTACTTCGACTGACGGCCTTGGGCGCGGGACTGTGCATGGCCGCGGCTAAGGAATGTAGTAAGAACGCAGTGGGGAAGTGCCCACCGCAGTCCTATCCGTTTCACACAACGACCCTCGCTAGTAAAAGCCCTTCGCCGCGAGCAGTCTGATGTACGAGGTCGTCAGGGTAGCTTCGGATCTTCCAGTTCGTGCTCGGTTCCCTCAGCGTGCCAGTGACGGCCTTCATGATCGGGCTGGTCCCGCTCGTACACGTGGATGCGGTACGCCCACAGTTCGTCGTCTTCGACGCTCAACTCGATGCTCATGCCGAGCGGCTCGTCCGTCTCTTGACGCGCACGATCGAGGTACTGGTGCGCGGTCATCCGGATCATCCGGTACTGCTCTGGGTCTGGTAGTTCTTCGTTCATGGTGTTCTAGAGGTAGTTCGGAGTTATCGCGGCGTTTCGACGGCCAGTCTCTTCCCACACTGTCCGCAGCGGACCTCGCCGTCTCCACGGTACTCGATCTCATTCCCGCACTTGCACGTCATCGTGGGTGTGACCTCTTCGGGCTTGGAGTCGATCTCTTCCAGAGACTTGCCCTCTTCCCAATACTCCCTTGCTTTACGAACCCGCTCCGGGGTCGGTAGGCCGTCAAACGGGCAGTCGCGCCACCCCTCTTTGAGACGACTGACTCTGAGTGCTGGCTCGCCATGCCGATTCTCGGTGAATCGGAAAGTCAGCTCGTCGTCACCCTCAATCGCTTTTTGGAGTTCGTCCGTACCCTCTTGATACTCGGGGAGCACAAGCCCCTCTCCGGGCCGATACTCGAACCCCAAGTATAGGGTACAGATGGTTTCTGTGTGATAGTTGTAGTGCGCTGGCCGATCCGTCTTAGTCAAGTCTTCTGTTTTGATTGTCGTGTTCATGGGCTAGAGACGAGTTCCAGATCTAGCAGTCGTTGATGAGTGCCGTGGCATCCTCAGCCGAGAGGTAGCCACGCACCTCGGTCTCAATCGACTCACCCGTGTACGTCATGTCGGGCTCGTGGCACCGCGTGAGGTGTTCCTCCAGCGCGTTCGTGATCCACGTCGCGTTCTCGGTGGACGTGATCTCCAGTTCGATCTCCGCGCCGCCGGCCATCTGCGCGAACGCTACGCGGTCAAACTCACACTCCGGCATCTGCTGGACGATCGCGCCCATCGCGCGGAACACCGCCGCGGGCACTTCGTTCGTGTCTCCGCTCTCGAATGGTGTCGTCTGTGTCATGGGTTCACTCCGTGTCGTGCCGGGATAATTGTTGGTGCCTGGAGGGGCATGTCGTCAGTCGGGGTCGAGACCAACCATTCCCGGCAGGACCAGCACCTCGTCGCCCTGCCGGGCGAGGGCGTTCTTGTCGTGCGTGCGCCGCAGTCGGATGAGACCATCTTCGCGGCCGACGATCGCCCACGCCGAGCCGCACCAGTCGATGGTCTCGCAGTCATCAGTGCTCCGCTCCATTCCAGTGCGCACCCGATCGCGACCGGCCGAAGAGGTCGCAGTTGCCGAACAGGCACGACTCACAGACCATCCGGTGGGCTTCGAGCCACGGCACGTACCGCGACACGGTGATGTTGTCGTTCTCACCGCAGTTGTCACACGGGTCCGGTGACGTGACGCGCTGGCTCACTCCGACCACTCCCGCAGGTCGTGGTTCCCGTCTCGGCGGGCGTCCGTATCGATCAACAGCCGGCCGTCGGGATCGAGCACCGCGTCGGCCACCGTCATGTCACGGTTGCCGTTCCCTTCGATGATGTCGTCCATCACGCGGCCTCCGTCCAGGTGCACCCATCCTCGCAGTACGTGACGGTTTTCGTCTCGGGCGTCACGAGGTCGCGCAGGCGACAGACGTTCGTACTGCCGCCGCAGTCGGGGCACTCATCGCGCGTGCGCTGGAGCGAGGTGGGCATCATACCTCCACCCCTCGCGCCGCCAGCTCGTGCGTCTCGACGACGTCCACGCGGATGAGCACCGGCCAATGTTCTTGCGCACCAGTGTCAGCCGTCATGGCGATCTCGCCCTCCGCGAGGATCCGATCGGCCGCTGGCGAGGGTCGAACTGTGGTGCCTGCGCAGGCAACGCACATCGCGCACACGACATGCCACTCCGCCGCGTCGTGGGGTCGTTCCGCGACGACCGAGATCGGAGTCGTCTCGTACTGTTTGACGTGGCAGTCACGGCAGCGAGTCGGCTGCGGGAGTTCGATGCCCTCCAAGGCCTGTCGGGCGTTGAGAGGGTCCGTCATCAGTGATCGGGCTCCGGCAGGGGTTCGACGGGCGTTCCGTCCGCGTTGCGCTCAAAGCGCCCCTCGACGTGGGTCACGGTTGCGCCACACTCACAGTTGAGTTCGCCGTCGAGCAACGCGGTGTAGAACTCTTCGCCGCGGCCGACCTTCTCGACGCGGTCGACGATGTGGCCGTCCATGCACACGCACAGGACGAACTCGTCGGGGATGACCCAGATCGATTTCGTGTGCGTCGGCCGCGATGGGCGGTTGACCCGCGTCTGAACCTGCGAGACCGTGATGTGCGCGCCGTCGCACTCGTCGCACGAGATGACAGTGTGCCGCGCCCCGTGGTGGCTGTGGGGCGCGACGTGGCTGTCCTCCTCCGTGCAGTGCATGGCGTCTCGATCCGCGCCGCAATACTGACAGCCATTCACGGCGTCGGGGAGTGGAGCCTCGCCGCGGGCGAGGCGTTCGGCGTTGTCCGAGTCGCCCTCGCCACCGTCCGCTTCGATGGTTTCGGTGGTGTCGGTGTCGCCGTCGTGGACCGTGAGCGCCCCACCGTCCGCCATGACGCCCTCGCCGCGGTCGAGATCGCGCTCTTCGTTCTGTTCTGCGACTCGGATCGCCGCCAAGACGTTTTCCTGGTGCTCCTGAGTCATGCGCTCGCCGCGCTCGATCGCTCGCTCAATCTCGTAGGGTTCGTACTCCTCGCCGAGCTGCTTGCGGACATCGGGTTCCGAGTAGACCCCGACGAGGTGGGTGAGTTCGTCGCGGGTCTGTTCGAGTGCGTGGCCGTCGTCGGTGCGGGTGTATGCCGGCACGAAGATGGCCGTCGCACCGTCGAGTGCTACAGGGGTCGCGCGCTCCGTCTGGATGGTCGTGGGCTGTGCGGCCGTCGTGTCGCTGGAGTTTTCAGCGGTGGGTGCGAATGTGGACATGCTTCCATTACCTGGGAGCGGGGTCGGGCGTCCTACCGCCCGGCCGATTTCTCGCGTCGGCATCCCGCTCATACCTAACCGTTAGACCCTGTGCTAATAAAACTTGTGACTCAAACCACCATCTCACGCTTGCAACACAAACACTTTATGCGGCGGGTTCGTAGCAAAAGCGTGTAATGCAAGCCGAGGAAAGAGTCGGTATGGCGCTCTCGAAGAACGACCTCCGTGAGATCGACGCGATTCTCGTCGGGTATCTCAAAGAAGGACGTGTGACACCAGTGTACGCCCGTGATCGCGTGATTGATGAAGGCCGTCGGAAAGAGATCACCAGCACCTACATCAGCCAGCGGTTACAGCGGCTGACGGAACATGGCCACACACGCAATCTCTACGACGACGGACTCTACGAGTTGGTTTCTGAACCAGAGGATTAACCGCTTTCACCCCCACACTCGCAGTTGCATTCCCGAGTCTGCTGTTTGCACTCCATCCCGCGCAGCGACGACTGTCGGATCGCGTCGGTGATCTTCGGCGAGTCGAACAACTCCAGCATTCGCTCGCGGTGTTCTTCCGTGATCGTGACCTCGTGGCGGGACTTGCCTTCGAGTGTGGGATTATCGCTCGACATCCTCACCATACTTAGGCAGTTCTTCGTGAAAGACTTCCGCCGATATTGCCGCTATTGCCGGATCGTCTGAGACGACGGAATGGCATAATTGTCTAAACGTCAGTAAGTAAGATAAACGTCGCGTGGGACATTGGGACGATGAGACCGTATATCGATATTAGCCATGCCACGCACGGGCGTGTCAAAGATTATGCCGAAGCTCACGATCTCGATCTCGACGCCGCCTACGAGGAGGTGCTTTCGGCCGGCCTCGACGAACTGGAGTAGACAGTTCCGTCGATTTCCGGAAGCCGGGTAATTCCCCCGTTTCGGCCACAATTTTTATCATGCGTACTGTTGACTTGGCCCGGAGGATGATGGAAGAATCACCGTGGCTTGCTTCGGGCCACTACCCCGTGCCCGTTCATCTAACCCCCGATCGGTTCGAGTCGAACACCGTCGCCGGATGTCGATTTCCAGAACTGTATTACTTTCACTCCGGATCAGAACAACAGTTTATGGGCGGATGTGCGTGGGATGTGATGGGATGTCACTGGCAAGCGCCCCACGACGCCAGCCGTGGCGGTACACCTGCCCGCGCGGTCATACGAGCTGGGAACCGACGAACAACCATCTCTGGTGTGCGACGTGTTCGCGGAGTTCCGATCCCGAGGTCGATCCGGAGTTTTGGGAACTCCACGACAAGCGGACTGGCGAGACCGTCAACCACCACGACGTACTCGAAGAGGCCTAGCGGAACGATCCACTGGAATAATTCAAATCCAATGCACGAGACAGACACCGAATCTACTGTTGAAAACGAGGTCGAGATCGGCGAGGAACTACTGATTGCGATGGGTGACGAGCTACGAAAGACCGACAAGTCGGTGACTGAGCTTGTCAGCGACTGTTGTGAGCGTCAATTGGAGAGTAACCAGAACGGCGGCGGTTTGACACGGCCTTAGTCAGCCGCCATCCCCGTCGCCGCCTTCGGATTTCCCTCTGAACCACACTCACCATCGAGTTCCTTCCGTAGCGCGTTGCGGATGAACTCGCTTTTGTTGTCGCCATAGTCGAGCTGGTCCTCGATCTCCTTATCGAGATCTTCGTCCATGCTGATCGTCACGCGAACGGTGTTGTCGGTCATCGCTGTACGTGGGTCTACTAGACGTATGATTATAATACTTACGTCAGACATACGATGAGACGGCAGTAGTTCTTACTTCCTACTTCATAACCGCATAACGGATTAACAACATAAGTATTAAGGTCACACCCGCATAAGTCAGGTCCATGAAACGGAAGTCGATGACCATCGAGCAAGACCTCCTAGATCGGCTTGACGAGTGTGGTGGCATCGACACGTCATTTTCGCAGGTGGCGCGTGACGCAATCGAACTGTACGTGCACGCACACGAGCAGAAAGAGGAGGCGGGCCGCGATCTCTCCGATGGGTGGGAAGTGGACGCGATCGATCGCTACGTTTCGGATGACCCGGATCAGCAGACGCTTTTCGCTGATGGTGGAGAGCGATGAACGCACGCACGCGGGGCGTATCGCCCTCCGTGGCCGGCCAGGTCGTGCCACGAGAGGGGTCAAAGCCCGCGGAGACTGCTGAACCCAGTCCCATGTTCAACCACGAACTCCGAAGCCGAAAGGCTACCGATCGTAGCGAACCCGAACACAGCGGCGCGGCCGGCGAGGTGTCAGCATGAACGTTAGCAATTCCGAGTTCTTCATGGTCCAATTGCCGAGCGGCGAATCGATTCACGACACACGCGACGAAGCACTCGCGCACCTTCGTGAGAACGCGAACGGTCTGAGCGGTGAGGCAGAAGACGTCTCGGTCGTGAACGTCAGCATCGAAGGCAACGACTGGCAGATCAAAGAACTCGCGTGGCAGCAGATCGCGCTCGAACTCCTCGGTGGTGGTTCCGAATGACAGAGAACCAGTACCGCGAGGTCGATCCCTACGAGGTCGCGGTGAGCGACATGAACGAGCGGCGGTCCTCGCCCGTTACCAGCTCGATCCAAGAGTCGATCGAGAAACAGGGCGTGATCCAGCCCCCGCTCGTGCGCGAGCGCGACGGGATGGACGACGCTGAAGTGCCCTATGAGGCCGTGGTCGGCCAGCGGCGTGTGCTCGGTGCGCAGGCCGCGGGCGGTGTCGAGACCATCCCCGTTGTGGTGGTCGGGTGGGACGACGCCGAAGCACTAGAGGCGTCGATCACCGAGAATATCGATGTGTTTAGAGAAGACGTGTTGCCAGAGGACCGGGCCACCGCAATTCTCCGTTTGATGGACAAGCAAAATTACAACCAGCGGCAGGCAGCCGAGGCGCTTGGTGTTGGGAGAAAGGTGGTGACTCGAATGATCGAACGGGGCCGCGAGGAGTGGGAGGGAACAGCCCTCCATCCAGAACACGACAACAGCACATCAACTTCGCCCACCAAAGGGCAGACGGAGAAGACCGTTGACAATTTAGACGATAATTCGGTTAGGGAAATACGGAAAATGACTGGTGGCGGCAGTGAAGGGGAAGAAATCGCCACCAAAGCCGTTCAGGATGGGCTTAATCAACACGATCTAAACGAGGCGAAAAAACGGGTCGACAGAGGTCAAGACCCTCACGGGGCGGTCGAATCTGTCACTCGTGAAAAACAGGAGATACAAGAAACAAAAGCAGAGGAGCGCACTCGGATCGAACTTACCTTTTCAGGTGACGAATCCGAAGCCCTCACGACCGCCGCAAAGCAACGCGGCGCGACCGAGAACCAAGTCGCACGCCAAGAGATCGTGCGGTATCTCGAAGCGGAGGGGTTCCTATGAGTTCCCAAGCCGCGCAGCCGTCAGAGGATGTCATCCACAAAGAAGACATCCCCGAGTTGGTGTACGACGCCCTTACCGATCGCTTTTCGGACCAAGACCGACGCTCGCGTGGGTGCTTCTTGAGTCAGTCCTACCGGGAGATCATGCGTTTCGTCGATCCATCCGACGTACAGCGCATCGTGGCCGATCGGAAGATCGTCAGCCACACGAATGAAATTCCACTCACGGGCGGCCTTTCGGACTGTCTGAAAGCGAAGACGCCGGAAGGTGTCTCGGTGGAACTCAAATACGATCGGTCGAACGTCGGTGGCACGCCATACGATAAATACCACGGCCACCTGATGAATTGGTTCGATCGGTACGACGACGTATACGACCTCCCGGTGCGCGAACTCGTCCTCCGTGTCGATAACCAGGCGCTCCGCGACCAACTCCTCGCGGTGCTTGAAGACTCGCTCGGGTTCAACGACCCTGGCGAGTTCGAGACGCCATTCTACGCTGTCATGCGATCGAAGTCGCCTGGCGATGCGCTTTTCCAACAGGTACGAGACCACCACAGCCCACTCCCACGCGCTTACTTCAAGAAACCAACAGAGAGCGACAAGCGCGGGATGGGGTGGCCGACGCAGACGCTTGACCTCGTGGCGCTGTGGTCTCACCGCGCGTACACACGCTCAGGGAACAAGCCGCTCGGGATTACGATGCGCGAGATCGAGGAACTCGCGTTCAACAACGTCGAAACCGAGCGCCGGATCTATGGAGCCATCAACTCGCCGCTTGTCATCAACAAGTGGCAGCGCCAATTCACCGCCGGTACGACTGACGAGAAACGGTGGAAGTGGGGCGAGACTGAAGGGTGGGTGCGGACGCGATGAGCGCCGACCACACGTCTACGACGGTCGTTGGACCTGCGACGTGTCCGACCTGCGGGGATAGCCCACCAACCGAGACGCTCGACGGCCGGAACAAGTGTCGCTCGTGCGGTGCCGTGTGGGAGGTCTGGCTATGAACGACGAACAGCACCTACTGCACGCTGAGGAGGTCGTCGAAGGGGAGAGGTCACAACTCCGTGAAAAATCAAAAGACGAGCTCATTGACAAACTGCTGAGTGCTCATTTCCACATCGCTGTTGCGAGTGGTGCGTACTCCTCGGTTACACAACTTGACAGTGAAGTGGTGAAATCATGAGCGACAAGACGCTCCGTCGCTCGCTCCAGTCCGTATTCGAGCGCGGCCCCGTCTCCGAGCGCACCGAACGCGAGCGCGTCGGGCCACTGGACGAGACTGTCGAAGCGCGTCCGGGCGGGCATAATGGCCAGCGCATCACGCTCGCCACCGCGGGCGAACCCGGCCAGCCAGTCAGTGATGGTGGCAAAGGCCAGTGGCTCTCCGGGTGGGCCGTCCCGCCAGAGGGGATCAAGACCGGCTCGGGGGGCGAGGCAGAATGAGCACCGAGAGCCAGTCACCAGGAACTGTCCAGTTGCCGAGCGGCGACGTGGCCGAACCGGAAACCGACGAACTCCCGCGCCGGCCGTATTGGTCGCCGTATATCCACCCGCACGCTGCGCGGCGGTGGAACGGGCGGACGGCACCCGACACCGTGTGTCCCGAACACGGGTGGGAGCGCGGTATCGAACTCTCGGGGCGGCCCGGTCTGGACGCCTATGATTGTGAGCGCGTGTGTTTCGATCCGTGGTCGGGGGCGTTGTTCCTCGGGCATAGGTCGATCGCGTTCACGGTGATCGACATTCCGGGCGCGTGGGATGACGAACGCGGGACGATCCACGCGCAGGCGTACAACGCAATCTGTGAGAAACTGGCCGACGCCTTCGGCGACGACATCGACGAGGTCCGGCAATCGTTCGGACTGATTGACTTCGACATTGGGCGGGGGGGTGGTGGGTGATGGTCGCCAAAGACCGCCTGCACGCCCGCGAGACTGTCAGCAAAGCGCAGACGGACATCGACCTCCGGAACGACGCGGCGGCGATCGAGCGGCTGGCTGACGCCGCTGAGTTGCTCGCTAGACTGGCCGACGAGGACGAGGAGAGTGAGACGGAGAGCACCGACGGCCCGATCGAGAGTGCCGTCGAGCGCATCGGGAGGGCGAGATAATGGCCGCCGAATCGCAGGTGGTCATCGACCCCCACCGCGATCCCATCGGCAAGAGTGGCATCGTCGCACTCACGCAGGGCGAGCGGGGGCGCATCAGGCACGCCGTCGCGCCGACCACCGTCGATGTGGATGGAGAGGGTGGGTATGTCCGCCCGCCGGCCTGCGACCCGGACTGTGACGAGTACCCGGCCGCCAGTATCCAGGTGATCGTGGCTAATAGCGAACTGGCGCTCGAAACCGAGCGGTGCGAGACGTGTTTCGCCGCGTTTTACGGAGGGATTCAGTCATGAGTGAAGACCACTGGGCGATTGACCTCGCGGCCGCGGTGCTCGCGGGTGTGATAATGGCGCTTATCACCGCCCTGGCTGCTGTTGCGGTGGGGGCGCTCGTCGGGATCGCCGCCGCCACGGCGGCGTGGACGCTCCACGAACTCGGCGTGGTTCTGACGGTGATACTATGAGCGAATCGTTCGTCATGGCCGTCCTCGATCTGAACGGCGTCAAGCTCGGCAACGCCGACGACGAGGGCTATATCGTCACCTGCGAGGAGTACAACGACTCCGATATTATCGACACCGAGGACGTGTTTGAGAAAGCGCGCGAGCACGGGCTTGGCGTGGAGTGGACGCGTTCTGACTTCGCCGATGGCGAGGTCCGCGTCAAGGTGGGTGGTGACGATGGCGAGTAGCGCCAAACGCGACAGCGACGACTACCACTGCCATTTCTGTGCCTACGACGCCGGCACGGCGCAGGAGGTCAAAGCCCACCTCCTCGGCGAGCACGCGGTCGAGATCGCGGCCGACGAGTGGGGGCGGTATGTGACGCGGCGTGACGGGGATGGCATCGACCTGTGGAGGCGTGTGCCATGACGCCCATTGAGACCGTACTCGCTGGCGTCGGGTTCACGCTGTGTTCGATCGGTGCGGTCGCACTCATCCAGTTCTGGGTGTTCGGCGAGCGGCCGGAGGATCGCCAGCCAACTACTGCGGAGACCAACGACTCATGAACACCGAAGAAATCCTCAACGACCCCGACAAGCTCCGAGAGATGTACTGGGAAGACGATCTCTCATACAAAGGAATTGCTGGCGAGATCGGCAGTACCGTATACTATGTTAAAAAGGCGTTCGATAGGTTCGATCTTGAACGGAAATCTAGTGGCCGTGCAAAGGAGGTGCCTTGGGATGGGGAAGACGAACTCCGCGAGTTGTACGTTGAGGAGGGTCTGAGTACTATTAAAATAAGCCAAGAGTTTGGGTGTTCGCGGGGTTATGTTTGCACACAGTTGGAGAAGGCCGGAATAGAGAGGCGACCCTCTCGGAGTGGCTACGGATATGCTCCGTACAAGATCAACTCCAACGGCTACCCGGTTTGGAAGACGTATGTCGACGGGACGCACCACCGAGTTCCCGTCCATCGTTTGCTAGCGGTCGCTGAGTTCGGGTTCGAGGAAGTCGCCGGCAACGATGTTCACCACAAGAACGGACGCCGGTTCGATAACCGTCCTGGGAACATCTCCGTCCTAGACCCGTCAGAACACCGCCGAAAGCACGGGTTGGAGAATGCAGACGAGCAGCGCGAGTTAATGGAGGAACTGCGGGAGGCCGGTAAACTCGGAGGGGGTTCCGCATGAGTTTCAAAGCCATCACCCAGGCAGAAAGTATCGGACAGTATCTCGACCGTCTGAATACCGTCGTCAACGAGGGCAAGATTCACTGCGTAAAAGACGGCTTTCAAACAAAGGCAGTAGGGCCGGCGAACGTCGCAATGGTCTCGCTATCGTTGGACGCGGAGGCGTTCGAGTCCTACACGGGCGACGGCGAGGTGCTCGGTGTCAACACCGAACGGCTGGCGGACATCGTTGGCATGGCCGATGCGGGCGACCTCGTGCATCTCGAACTCAACGAAGAGACGCGGAAACTGGAGATCGAGGTCGGCGCAGTCTCCTATACGCTGGCGCTGATCGATCCCGATTCGATTCGGAGCGAGCCCGACATTCCCGACCTCGATTTGCCCGCCGAGATCGCGCTCGAAGCGCGCGACCTGAAGCGTGGTATCACGGCCGCCGATATGGTCTCGGATCATATCGCACTCGGCGTGGACGCCGACGACGAGGTGTTCTACGTCGATGCCGACGGTGATACCGACGACGTGCATGTGGCGTTGGGCCGTGACGACCTGATCGATCTGGAGGTCGGCGCGGCGCACTCGCTGTATTCGTTGGATTACATGAAGGACATGCACAAGCCGTGGGCGGCGGGCGACGAGCTGGTGATGCGACTCGGCGAGGAGTTCCCCGTCATGATCGACAGTGAGTTCGCCGAGGGTGCGGGCGAGGCGACGGCGATGCTCGCCCCGCGTATCCAGTCGGAGTGATTCGCGATGAGTGAATCCAGGGTCACGGCGGCCGAGTCCGATGCGTTCGACGAGTGCCCCGACTGTGGTGCGTTCTACGTCGCTGGACGGGCGCACGAATGCTCCGGTGGGAACACCCACCGTGGCGGACCGCGCACGCGCGACCACCGCGAGTGGCGGCGCTCGCAGGACGGTGGCGATCCCGACGCGACGGTGTTCGTCATGAATCCCGGCGGCGGCCCCAAAGCCTACCACAACGCGGACGGCGACGGCGATGGTCCTGCCGCGCAGTGTGCGAAGCGAGCCAACGTGGCCGGCCGCGAGTGGACCGAGACGACGCGCGCCGAAGCCCAGGCGAGGCGATGCTATCCCTGTTCGGTGTGCCATGACGACGTGCCGACCTCGCGGGAGGGTGGCGCATGAGTGTCGAGAGTACCGACAGCGAGACGGCCGATCTGCCGGACGAGGTGGGCCGTCACGAGTTTCTCATACAGGGAGAGAACGCCGTCAACGATCCGTTTGAGAGTGCGCTCACGCTGAAGAACGCTATCGATGGGATGCCGAAAACCAAGGCAACGTTCTTGCTCGGGCATTATTTCGAGCGGCAGGTCGCCCGGACGCTCAACAAGCGCATTTTGGACCTTCTCGGGAGTTGGCGAGTTCCCGATTATTACACGCAAACCAGCGATCGCGCGATGAAGTGGGTCAACCCCAACTACCACGACAAGAGTCGGTTCGCCGCGGTCTACGTCCGCTGTGAGTGCGGCGCGCTCGTTGTTCGAGAGGAGCGGTCGAAAGGGACTGTCAGGGTGCAGGGCGAGCACGAGCACACGGATGACTGCTGTCGTGAGTGGCGCACCGCCGCGCGTGAGGCGTTGGTCGAAGCACGCGTTGACGCCGTTGACGACCTGGTTCGGCTTTGCCACACCCCACGGGAGATCGCGCCGCGATTCGGGCTTGCGCCGGACGGATTTCACGGCAACTTCCTCACCCCGCGCAGCATCGACATCGAGAGGGAGAAAGAGCGTGCGCGCCAGCGCCGGGCAAACACCGCGGCGGTGTTACTCAAGCGCCATTCGCCGTCGGAGGTTGCCACGGTGTATGACCTCAGCGAAGAGTACGTGAAACGCGAGGTAAGACGGTGGACGGACGCCGACCCGCGAGACCTCTACGAAACCCGCAGGGCGCGGGCACGAGAGGAGTCCAACGAGGCGGCGCTCGACGACGTTCGGCGAGTCATCCAGACTAGTGGCGAGAAGAGCCGCCAGCAGTACGACGTGGACGGCAAGTGGCGCGCTCGGACTGTCGAGCGTAAGTTCGATACAGACTGGCAGGGCGTCCTCGAACGCGCGGAGGTGGCGGACGATGGGTGATTCAGCGCGGTGTCTCGATCACGACCACGGCCGCGACCACTACTCGGACTGTCCGAACTGTGAGTTGAAAGCCGAGAACAACGCGCTGCGGCGTGAGTCTCGCGAACGCGAGCAAGACCTCGCCCGCCTCGAACGGCGCGTCGAGGCGCTTGAACGGGCGGTCGAACGTCTCGAAGCCGACGGTGGGGTTGTGGCCGATGGCTCGGGCGTGGAGGTGGCGATCGATGGCTGAGGGCGTCTCGGCGAAGGATGAAATCACGCCCAACGAGTGTCAGGCGCTCCGTTTCCTGAGCGAAGACGGGTGGACCTACGACGAGTTAGCACTCGCGTTTGGGCGCTCCAGCGATAGTCTCGGCGACCACATCAACCGCGATTGTAAGCACGACGAGTTGGGCGAACCGCTGTTGCCCATCATCCCGAGCGGTGAGTGGATTCGCGAGCGACGGAACGCGGCGGGGCTTAATCAATCCGAACTCGCTGTCGAAGTCGGCGTCACGACAACCACGATCTCGCATTGGGAGACGGGGCGCACCAGTCCGAACGTCCCGCGTGCTCGCCGGCTGCGCGAAGAACTCGGTGGTGATGTCTATGAGTGACGCGCTGTCGGCGGAGATCCCGCTCATGATCGCTATCGAACGCCACCGCGACGAGCTGGCTGGCGACGAGTTGAGCGATCAGGAACGCGGGTGGGTGGAGGATGACATCTCGGACTTAGACGAGATTCTCGACCGCACGCGCGGGCGGTGGGGTGATGGAGATGTCGAGTAACATGCACCGATCCGGCACGCGAACGCGGCCGGGACGGTATCACACGCTGCGCGTCTACGGCGATGTTTCGTGTAAAGACGGCAACGCCGCTGTCGGGTGGTGTGTACTCGGGACCGACCCCAAAGCGGGCGCACTCCTCGAACGCGACGGCACGGAGGTCGGCCTCCTCTCACACGCCGAAGGCGAGTACCTCGCGGCGCTGTACGCACTCGACGCGGCCGCGCCCCACGAAGCCTCGCGGGTGGTGCTTTACACCGACTCGGATCAGGCCGCAGAGGCGATCCAAAACGAGTGGACGCACGAGCCATACATGCGACATGTTTCACGGATTCAACGGCGGTTGAACGGGTACGATCGATCCGAAGTGTGGCCCGTCGATCGAGAGGAAAACCAGATCGCCCACGAGGAAGCGCGGCGGGCGTGTCCGGGGGTCTCGGTCAAATGATTGAGACTCCCGAGGGGCTGGAGTTGCCCGAGGACTCGCCGTTGCATCCCCAGGGTCACGAGTGGGAACGCGAGTTCATCGAGGATCACGGGGACATCATGACTGCGCGGTATGTGTGTCAAGTAGACGCCTGTTCAGCGTTGTGTCAAGGCATCGTGGCGGAACAAGCGGGGCTTGATACCTATGTCTGAGAACGACAGTGCAAACTCTTCGATAGCGAGCTTGCGAGAGAAATTCATGAGCAAGAAATACGCAGCAATCGGCGCAGTCGTATCGCTACTGGCACTCGGCCTCGCCTGGTACTTCCGCCCGTGGCTCCAGTGGATCGTGTTCGGGATCTACACGACGCCGACGTTGTGGGTGCTTACTGCTGCTACCGTGGCACTCGGAGGCTACGCGCTCATGTCGATGGACGACAGCGGGCCGTCGACAGCAGTCCAGGCGCTCGCAGCGGTGATTATCATCGGCTTCATCGTGGCGTCGATCTCGGCGGGGTTCTACGCCTCGGAAGACCTGTCCGACCGGATGATGGGGTCGGCGGAACCCACGAACAACCTGAGCGACGTGGACGCCCAACAGCCGCGGATCGTCCCCGGCAACGTCGCGAGTAACTACGCCGCGAACACGCTCGACCTCCCGCAGTACCAGACCACGAAGCGTGACATCACGTTCGTCAACGACACGCCGCACTGGAGTTACGCGCTCGCCCCGGACGGCACGCGCAACCACTTCGCGCTCCAGCAGCGCGGGACGGTGCTCGTCGACATGACCCAGCAGAACGCGGATGTCCGGACCATCAACGACAAGATGGATGCAGGCATCGGCACCGCGTTCTACAACCACTACAAGTGGGAAGTGCTGAAGAACGGACAGTACCTCGCCAACTACGAAGATCCGTTCATGGTGCCGCACAACGGCGAGTCGTACATCGCGGTGCCGTACACGAAGCCCAACTTCAACGTTCGTTTCGCGCCGATTCCGACGCCGTACACGACCCCGGAATGGGGCGGTGTCGCACTCGTCGGGCCGGACGGTGAGGTGACTGACCTCTCGCCGCAAGAGGCACGGAACCACCCGGTGTTGAAGGGTCAGAAACTCGTGCCGTTCGACCTCACGAAAAAGAAGGTCAAGTCGACGAAGTTCCGCAACGGGATCGTGAACACGCTCCCGGTCGTGGGCGCTCACTCCGAAGAGATCGAGGTCGCGCCGACGCCGGGCAAGGGCAACGACCAGCCGTACATGATGCCGACGCAGAACGGCACGAAGTACGTCGTCGCGGCGGAACCCTACGGCAACGCGCAGGGACTCAAAGAAGTGTGGGAGGTCGACGGTCGCACCGGCAACCCTGTCGTCTACGAGAGTCCTGACGGCGAGTCACTGTTCGGGCCACGGAAGGCGGCGAACTACGTCCGGCAGGCAGCTCGCACGACGGACTGGGACCGATTCACGCCGGCCGAACCGTTGCCTACGGTGGTTGACGGACAACTCTACTGGATGGTTCGCGTGATTCCGAACGACGGCACCGGGGTCTCCTACGTCGCGTTCGTGAACGCAGAATCATCCAACGTCCGAGAGGTGTCCGATACGCCGGCTGTTGAGGCGTTCCTCGACGGCCAGAAGAGCGCGGGGGAGGTGGCCGCTGGTGGCAACAACACCAACGCATCCGGCGACGTGTCGGTGATCGTCGAGAAGCGCAACGCCAACGGCACGGTGGTCTCGACACTCCAGGTCTACGATAACGAGTCGGTGTCGATCCAACCCGCCGGCAATAACAGCACGAGGGCGTCGGGATAATGGCTGATAACTCCCCTAACGAGGGCCGTCACGAGGTCCGATTCGTGGATGATGAACGAGACAGCCTCGTAGCCGACGATGCCTTCGTCCTCCCGAGTGGCTGGGTGCAGGCTGAGAAGGGGCGTATGCTTCGATACATCCCACCTCACATGGTGGAGGAATTGGTGGTCACTGATGACTGAAGCCGAAGCCCGCGAGATTTGGGGTGACGAGGCGATCGACGCTCTCGACCTCGGAACGCTCGACGCGGTGCTTCAGGGAGGGTGGCCATGAGCGACGAACTACAGGACATCGAGACGTTCGCCGAGGAGAACGAGGAGATGCTCAAGCGCGTAGCCCGGCTCGGGTCCACTCCGCGCACACGCGCGATGGCGCGCATCATGCTTCGGAAAGGGTTGGATGCGCCCGATCAAGAGCGTGTCAAATCCGAGATTATGGAGGCGCTTGGATGAATCGATCAGTCGCTAAATCCTCTGTAACACCGTCCTACAACCCGCTATCGGTAGTTTTTAGTGCATGGGCCACTGTAGATGTAGCTAACGAGAGCGCGGTTCCGTCGTGGAAAAGTAACACGACCGGGGTGCCACCCGATCGCGTTCTCGCTGGAAAGCACGCCCATGATCCCACAAAGGAGACCACAGTGATGCGCACCTGTTCCTACGGTGGCGCATCCTATAATGGTATCGAATCGCCGAGTGTCGCGCCACCGAACGGTATCGCGGCATACGATACAACAGAAAAGAACTCAGTCCTCGGCTCGCTCACGGGCGAATCGTTCGATCTCGCTCCGGAGTTCTTGTCTGTCCTCAAAGAACTCGTCCATACCGACTTCGTCTTCGAGGATGTCAAGGAACTCGGGGTTGTCGGCAGCACGCTTCATGAATTGTCGGCGGACGCGCCGCTCTTCCATGTCGAGTTGCTGCTTCCCCTCTTGGGAGAGGGGTTGGTTGCACCAGACGCACGTCGGCTGTTCGCGCGGCGTCTCCCGATCGCACCGCGGACACTCGACAGGGCCGATCGGGTCGGGTTCCTCGTCGGAGACGTCGAGGCCACGGATGCGCGCCAGCTCGCGGTCGGAGTCGTCGCTAAAGACGCTAATGTAGCGACTGGCGACACGCGACCCCCGCGTCCACCCGTGGTGTTCCTCGATATGGGCCTGATTCATTCCACGGGAAGCGAGGTGCGCGGCACACGACTTCCGGAAGTTGGTGAGGGTCACGGGTCTGTCGACGCCGGCACGCTCAGCGGCGCTTTCGAGCGCCTTCTTGAACATTCGGAAGGAGAGCTCGTCGGCACTACTGAGCTTGCACCAGAGGGGTGCGTTGCGATCGTCGGGCGCGGGATGGTCGTCAATCCACTTCTGGAGGTGTGGGACGCTCGGGATGAGCGTGACAGTCCGCTTGCCGGTCTTGCCCTCGACGGTGATCTGGAGGCCGTTATCGTGGTCGGTGATGTCACCGACGGTGAGGCCACGGATCTCGCCACTCCGCGCGCCGGAGTCCCACGCGACGGCGATGAGGGCCGCATCCCGCGGGTTGCGCGATCCCTCGATCATCGGGAGGATGTGGTCATCCCAGTGGAGCATGTCGCGCGGTTCGGGCGCGGGGTCGTAGTTGCGCGAGGTCTGGCCACTCACCCAGTCGATACTGTCGGGCGGTTCGTCGCTCTCAGTGACGCGCTTGCCGAAGACACGGATGGCGATGCGATAGTCTCGATTGGTCTCCTCGTTGTCGTAGGTGCGATTGATCCAGCGGACGATGCGTTTGGTCGTCTCACGATCGTCGAGCGTGTCGGCGAGCCCGCCGACCTCCTCGGCCATGATCGTGCAATGACGGAGGAGTTTCTCATGTCGATGATCGGAATACTCAGCCCCGCGGAGACGGAGTTCGTCGGAGAATCGAAGCAGGACTTCGCTGTCCGAATCAGAAATTTCGTCGCCGGTTTCGATACGTTCCCGCAGATTCACGATCTCGGTGGCTGGATCGGTGGGCAT